CTTTAAGCGCAGTTGAAGCAAAAATCACAACCTTCTTACAGCCGAGTATACCAACATCTGAAGCAATAGGTGATCTTTGGATAGATACGGACGATGGAAACAAGTTATATAGAGCTGCCTCTATCGGAGCAGGTGATATAACATCTGGTGAATGGGTAGAAATACAAGACGATGGTATTGTTTCTGCAATGGAAGCAGCACAGGATGCTCAATCTACAGCCGATGGTAAGATTAAAACTTTCTATCAAGCGGGTATTCCAACTGCCGAGGGTATTGGGGATTTATGGTTAGATACTGATGATGGCAACAAGCTTTATCGTGCTGCATCTATTGGTGCTAATCAAATTATTTCTGGTGAATGGGTTGTTGTTCAAGATGCCGCAATAGCGTCTGCTATTAGTGCTGCTTCTGATGCTCAATCTACTGCAGACGGTAAAGTAGTTACATTCTATCAAGCTAGTGTTCCTACATCAGAAGGTATTGGTGATTTGTGGATAGACACCGATGATGGTAATAAACTATATAGAGCTTCTTCAATAGGTGCTAATCAGATAATATCGGGAGAATGGGTAGCAGTACAAGACCAAGCTATTCAAACAGCGTTGGGTGCTGCTTCTGATGCACAAGAAACCGCAGATGGTAAGATAGTAACTTTTTATACTGACAATCCACCAATAGCAGAAGGTGTTGGAGATTTATGGATTGACACAAATGACGGTAACAAGTTGTACAGGGCTGCATCAATTGGAGCGGATCAAATTGTGTCAGGTGAGTGGGTGGCAGTGCAGGATGCTGCAATCGCATCAGCAATATCAGCTGCGTCAGGGGCGCAAACAACAGCTAATAATAAAATCACCACCTTCTTTCAAGCTGGTATACCAACATCAATTTCTATAGGCGATCTTTGGGTAGATACCGATGATGAAAATAAATTATACAGAGCAGCTATGGTTGGTGCCAACGAAATTAAAGCAGGGGAATGGGTAATTGTTAGAGATGAAGGAATTTCACAAGCCTTAGCTGATGCTTCAACGGCACAGGCTACCGCTGACGGAAAGATTCAATCTTTTTATCAGGCAACTGCTCCCTCTAGCGGAGATGATTTGGGTGAAGGTGATATTTGGGTAGACACAGATGATGAAAATAAACTATACATATATCAATCTGGTAACTGGGTTTCTGCTCAATTTAGGGGTGTAAAAACTTTTTATCAAACTACTGCTCCAAGTGCAGGAATGTCAACAGGTGACTTGTGGGTAGATACCGATGACAGTAATAAAATATATAGTTATCAATCAAGCACTTGGGCATTACTACAATCTGCAAATGCTAGATCAACAACATATTTTCAAACTACTCAACCTAGTACGGGAATGTTTACTGGCGATTTATGGGTAGATACAGATGATGATAATAAATTATATTATTATAATGGGGCTAGTTGGGTTAGTGCGAGAGATGCAACTATTGCTCAAGCTATCAGTGCTGCTGGGAGTGCCCAAACAACTGCTAACAGTAAAGTAAATACATTTTATCAGGCTGCTGTTCCAACATCCATTGCTATAGGGGATTTTTGGGTAGATTCAGATGATGGTAATAAATTATATCGGGCTGCTAGTATTGGAGCGAATGAAATCAAAGCTGGAGAATGGGAAGAAATACAAGATGATGGTATTGCTACGGCAATATCAACTGCAGGTTCAGCATTATCAACGGCTAATACAAAAGTTATTACATTTTATCAGGCGGGAATTCCTACCGCATTGGCTGCAGGAGATTTGTGGATTGATACTGACGATGGGAATAAATTGTATAGGGCATCAGCTATTGGAGCAAACGAAATCAAAGCGGGAGAATGGGTACTAGTACAAGATGCAGATATTGCGTCAGCTATTGGTGCTGCCCAAGATGCTCAAACCACAGCAGATGGAAAAATACAATCGTTTTATCAACCAACCGCACCGAGTAGTGGGGATAATCTTGGTGAGGGTGATTTATGGGTGGATACAGACGACAGTAATAAACTCTATATTTATAATTCTGATAATTGGGTAGCTGCTCAAACATTTGGTGCTAAAGTTTACTATCAAACATCTGCACCTAGTAGTGGAATGCTTGCGGGTGACTTTTGGATTGATACAGATGATAGCAATAAACTCTATACTTATCAGAGTAGCACTTGGGTAGCAGCACAATTTAATGGTATAAAAACTTTTTATCAAGATGGTATTCCTACAGCATTGGCGGTTGGAGATTTATGGGTAGATACTAATGACGAAAACAAACTATATAGAGCAGAGGCAATAGGGGCGAATGAAATAAAAGCAGGCGAGTGGGTATTGATAAGGGATGCAGGAATAACTACAGCGTTAGCTAATGCGTCCACTGCTATAACAAACGCTTCTAATGCACAAAATACAGCTAACAGTAAAATAACAACATTTTACCAAGCAGGAATTCCGACATCAATATCTGTGGGTGACTTATGGGTTGACACTGACGATGGAAATAAACTCTATCGTGCAGAGATGATTGGAGCAAATGAGATTAAGGCAGGGGAGTGGGTTGAGATTCAGGACGATGCTATAGCTAACGCAATAGGGTTAGCTCAAGATGCACAATCTACTGCAGATGGAAAGATTCAATCCTTCTATCAAGCTACAGCACCAAGCAGTGGTGATGGAATAGCAGAGGGTGACATTTGGGTTGATACTGATGATAGTAATAGGTTATATATTCTTCAAAGTGGTGTATGGGTTGATGCTCAATTTCGTGGGATAAAAACATATTATCAAGATACCGAACCAGTTTCAGGAATGAGTGATGGTGATCTTTGGGTTGATACTAATGACAACAATACCCTATATGTATATAGCGATACTAGCCCTGTTGGATGGGCAGAAGTAACTGCTGGCACTGGCGTTGCGGTATTTAGACAAGACGACCAACCTACAGGTGTTGGTGAAAAAGAAGGTGACATTTGGATTGATTCTCTATATGATTATAGTGCACCCGTAGCTCATTATAACTGTGATGAGAATGCTGCAAGCACAACGGTTGATGATGCTATGAATAATTATGAAGGAACTGCGTCTGTAAATACATCGGTTATGCACGCTACCGGTAAATTAGGTAGTGGTTCTTTTCAATTACTTGGTGAAGATTCATCAAGTTATAAACACAGTTTAGAATTTCTTAACCAAGCTAGACACTCTGTTGCTGATTATAAATTTGGTAATAGTTGCTTGTATTTTGACGGTGGTAATGATTATATTGCTATACCGGATAACGACTGTTTTAATTTAGGTAGTGGTTCTTTTACTGTTGATGCTTGGGTATATTTTGTTGCTCTACCAGCTGCAGGTAGTAATATGTTTATAATTGGGCAGTGGTATGTAACTGGCGGTTACAGTTGGGGTTGTAATGTTAATAACACTGGTGGAACATATTACTTGAGATTTAGCGGTTCAACAAATGGAACATCTGAAACTCAAACATTAAACTCAACTGCTATAAGTATTACTACAAGTACATTGTATCATATGACTTGGGTTCGTGATGGTAACACTATGAAATTCTTTTTAAATGGTGTTGCTAAAGGAACAGGTGATTTGACGGGTGTTACTCTTTATAATTCTACGGCAGATGTAACGATTGGGTGTACTGGTGCTTCAACATCAGATTTTAGCGGTAAGATGGATGAGGTTAGAGTATCAAAAGGTGTTGCAAGATGGACAACAGATTTTTCTGTACCAACATCAGCATACACTTCAGACGCTAATACATCACTATTGCTACATGGTAATTTACCTAATAGAGTAGAATGTGGAAACATTACGCAAATGACATCCGCCACTAATTTTTCTGTTTCGTGTTGGACAAAGTTTGATGTTATGGCAAGTGGTACAATATGGGATAAATATTTAGACACATCGAATTTTATGAAACTTTGTTACTCTGTTTACAATGGTAATGTTTTAAGATTTCAATTTAGAAAAAACGCAGGAACAGCATTTAGTGGTTCTTTTGTTCCAAACTTTTCAACCGGAGTATTTTATCATATAACTGTTACAGTTGATTTAACTCAATCAACCGATGCTGAAAGATTAAAGATATATGTTAATAGTGTTTCTCAAACATTAACTTTTAGCGGAACAGCAGATACAACATCAGATGATACTACGACAAGTTTTATTATTGGTTCAACATATCTCGGTACTATTGAAGGTAAAGTAGATGATGTTAGAGTATATGGTCATACATTAACACAGCAAGCTATTAATGATATATACTATAAAGGCACTGGCACAATTAAATCAAGACCAGATGAAGTATTTAATACTTATGTTTATACTAGTGGTGTTTGGAAATTAACAAGCAACACAAAGAATATAACAGAAGATGGAACATTTACAGGTGTAGTAAAGCCAGTTGATAATGTTGGAACCCCAGATGGTTCTGGATTATATTTGGGTGCAGACTATTTGGGGTATTATGATAGCTCTTCTTGGAGAAGTTATATTGATAATACTGGTAAGTTTAAATTTTATGGTGATGCTAACAACTATGTTGAATGGAACGGATCTACTCTAACAATTAAAGGTATAGTAGTATTTCAATCAAGTAGTAGCGGGTATGCAAATTTAACTGACAAGCCAACATCGTTAAACAGTATTAATAGCACAGAGTATTCAAACTATAATACCGCTTATGGGTGGAGGCATTCTGTTGGTACTACATTTATAGATGGTGCAAAGATTTATACTGGCACCGTTACTGCCACACAGATTGCTGCTAATACAATTACTGCTAGTCAAATTGCTGCAGGAACAATTACCGCTACACAAATTGCTAGTGCCACAATAACATCAACACAAATAGCATCAAGTACAATTACAACTAGCAACCTCAATTTTACTCCAGTTCAAACAGCAAATGTAATAGCATCTATTAATTCATCTGCTGAAGGAATAAGAATTGATGCTGATAATTTAACCATTAGCGCAAGCACAACATTTAGTAGTGGTTATGATCCATCAGTAAAGATAAAAACTTTTTCACAAGCAGCTATACCCACATCATTAGTAGCAGGTGACTTATGGATAGACACAGATGATAACAATAAGCTATACAGAGCAGCTATAGCCGGAGCAGATGCAATAACGGCAGGCGAATGGGAAGCTGTTCCTGATAACAGCAGACTTAGTATTTTGGGTGGTTCATATAATACTGCTGCATCAGGGGCTAGATTACAAATATTTCCTGATGCTAATACTGCTTTACGAGTTTATGATGATGCTGCCAATGAAGTATTTAAAATACTAGTAGGTGGCACCGATGTTGGTGATGTTATATTTGGTGGGGCATCAAACTATATGAAGTGGGATAAATCAGCTGGAACTCTTTTAGCAGCTAATGTTCAAAGCCCCGATTATGTTGCGAGTACAACTGGATTTAAGTTAAGTTCTTCAACAGGATTAGAAATTAATACTGGTGCAGTTAAAGCAACTTCATTTACTTCTGGTACTGGTGACATTATTTTTGAATTTTTGGGGGTTTCAGTAACCGCTGATGGTGCTGCTGCATATCTTTTTGATACTGACACTGGTGCTAATACCGTTATTGATACTGGTAGTTACCGTTGGGCTGAAATAACCGATGGAGAAAACTATTTTTTAGAAAATAAAGGAATGGCTTGGCAGGATGCAACAAACTATAATCCTGGATGGATAAGTGCTATTAGTAAAGAAATAGTTGGGCTATGGTTTACAAAAAGACCAGGTTATAATTATGTTCAATGGATAGCAAGATCACAAGCTGACGATAATAATGTTGGGGCACAGAGAACTATATATATGAGGTTATCTATTTATGGTCAAAACTTGAGAAGTAATATAGAAACCACATTATGTCGTACTCAATATCAAGCGGATTATCAAAAAGACCATATATGGACAATAGATATATCCACACTCACAGATAATGTTGCTTACTTTGTCGGTATGACATGTTATCCTTCTGGCACCGTTGGTACTGGAGGAAATGTAGGATTTAATAATTGGGTAATGCTTTTAAAACCAACTTTATAGGGGGAAGTATGATTGAAATTAATATTTTAATCCCAGATGAATTACAAGAAACAGCCGAATTTAACTGCGGTAATAATGTTGAAAAGTATTTTAGTGATATGATTTTATCTATGTTATATAGATTTAAGGAACAAAATGAGAAAAGTTTTCTAGATACTATACCGAGAGAAGAATTAAAAAATATTGTAAAAATAGTAAAAGAAGGAAAAGGAGAGTAAGTTATGAAAATTTTATTAAGTATGTTAATAGTAGTATTATTTTTATTAAGCGGCATATCCTATTCACAAGCCCCAGATTATTTTGCTCGTAATGAAATGTATCGAGCACAGATTAATGGTGAGATTCAAAGAGCACACGAACTTGAAATGGAAATAGCAAAAGCAGAAACTTACGCAAAAGAACTTGAATTACAACGAGATGATATTCAAATTAATTCCTATAATAGAGCAGCCAATTACAACAAAATAGATAACGATAATAGTGCATCGAGTTCTATCCGAAACGATAGAAAACATAAACGTCACTCAAATTAAAGGACTAAATTATGTCAGGAGATTTTTATAGAGTAGATCCAAGTTTACCGTTAGGAACTCAGATTAAATATATTAATGAGATGATCCTAAAACTTGCAGGAAAGTATGAACAAGCTTCTTTCGATGAGAAAGAACTAACAGCGTTGTATAGCGCACTTGGCTCTGGTTATCCTCGATCCTATTTGAGAAACCAAGCCATTGGTTCTGCAATAGGAACCTATTCTAACTGGGCACATTACAAAGCTGAAGATGCTTATTCAATATGGAAAATTCAACCAACAAATTATGCATACAGTGTCAATAATGTTTTACTTATGAATAATAAAGTGGTTGAAAATGTTGGAGAGGCAAACGCATTAACCACACAGTTTGATAATGTATTTACCTATGACCAAACTAGCGGGGTTGGATATACAGATGTAACATCTGACATTTCAACAGAAGGTTCCAATGAAGTTACCGCTATTGAAGCAATAGGTGACTACTTATATGTTGGTGATGCTGCAACTTTTAACGGAATAGCATTTGAATTTTTAACGGTTGGAAGTAATTACACATTAGTAGTTGAATATTGGGATGGTGATTCGTGGGAAGCATTAGGTGAGGCAGAGTCTTTAGTTGATAACACCAACGACTTTGCATCTAATGGTGCAATTACCTTTACTGCCCCAGGTGATTGGGCAACTACGGCAGTTAATTCAACCACAAAATATTGGATAAGAATTTCAACTACTACTACTCCAGTAACAGCAGTTGAAATATATTACTGCACATCCGGTGATTCAGTAGAGGGATTATTATCAATGTCCTCTTCTGAATTACTCAATCAGGAATGGAAGTTCTGCACATACAGCGGATATATTTATGTTACCATACCCAACGCTGGTGCAACGGCTTATGAAGGTATTGATTTTATTACTTCATCAAGCTCTGCAACAAACAAGCAGAACTTTTTTATATATAACCAACCGTTCCAAATGGATTACTTATCCTCGTAACAAAAACCCCTAGACACAAAAAACCCCCAGTAGTTGCAATGACTATTGGGGGTTATTTTTTTATAATCTGTTATAATCTTTAACTACAGCCTCACACAAATCAACATCTAAAAATATTTTTGCCATTCTTAATATTGCTTGCGATAATTTAACTTTGTCAATTGGTACTGTTTTTTCAATTACCTTAACTTCTTTTATTTTTATATCGCTCGTAAAATCTTTTTTGTTCAATTCCCCCTGTAGTAAAACTGATTGCGCTTGATGGGTGAGCAACTCATCTCTTAGTTTTGCATAATATTCCTCGTTTGATTTTAATAGTTCTTTTAATCTTTTGTTTTCTTTTTTCAATTCAGTTAAAGTCATCATACACTCCTTATGTTATTAACAGTTTTTACAGAATGATAATTCATCTGTAAAGTCTTTATTTTGCATTTTAGTTCTTAGCAAATTAAACTTATCCGAATTAAACACGGTGTTTAAATTATCAGTGTTAATATTGCCAAGGACATAATCAGAATCAAAGCAACGGCAACAAAACACAATATCTCCATTGCATTGAACACCGATTGAATTAAATAATTTAGGGCAAGAAAACCTTCTTGGAGTAATTCCATTCGGAGATATATCCTCAACATTACCAGCGAAAGTTGAAAATTCTTTAATACGGAGTTTACCCCATGTGGTATTATCAAGCCACCCATAAGCAGATTTAAAATTTGGAATCTCATTTACATTGTCCTTTGTAACTATAACTTGCAGTTCGACTTTACAATTACTCTTGGCTCCAATTATAGTTCTTAATTTCAAACAGTTATCTATATTAGTTTTAACCCTATCAAAATCCCCACCAACTCTTAACTTATTATATACCTTTTTATCTAAAGAGTCAAGTGCTAATGTTAACTCAGATAAACTAGAATTAAATAAAGCACCCGCTTTCTGTGATGTTAAAAGCATAGCATTAGTTGATATACTTGTTTTTATAATATACTGTGAAATCATATTTATTCGTTCTACTATCTTAGGATCGCACAGTGGCTCACCAATTTGATGGCAATATACTGACTTAATGTTTAAATACTTTACTTGTTTTAAAACATTATTGAATGTGTCATTAGTCATTACTTCTTGTTTGCGTTTCATACTTTTATGTGGACAAAAAGTACACGACAACATACAACAATTAGTTGTTTCTAACTCAAGATGAGATATATTATAAATCATATATATTCCTTTAGTAATTTAGCTATTCTTTTAGTTGCTTGATTATCGGTTACTGACCATTCTATGAAGAATGGTTTATTCCAATACTTATAGTTATCATAGTTTCCAAACACTTTACAATCCTTTTTTAAAATCAACGCCCAAATACCGGGTCCAGTATCAGTAAAATAAATTTGTTTAGAATCTCTTATTATAGATAGAGTATCTACTGTTAGTTTATGATGTAGTTCACCAGGATTAAATCTTGGGTGAACAATAGCATTATATTTTGGGTTTTCCACATAAGTTAACAGTTCTTTATTTTTTTCTGGTATTCCAGATAATAGAACAGTTGGTGCATTTTTTGCACAGGTTGGCATTCCAAACATTTTATCGTGTCTGGGGCATCCTGTAACTATTGCTTTATCGTTATCTAATCCGCAATAATCAACCCACGCTGTTTTGGTTTGTCTACCCCAAGTAAAAATAACATCAAAGTTAAAAGTTCCTTCTTTATTTGTTTCGGTGTAGTAAGGGCTTTGCTGTAATGCAATAATAGTTTTCTTTGACAGTGTTCTTATATTAGAAAACATTTGATACCAGTCAGCAGAAAATGGTTCACAGGTAATAAACAAATCAGTTGTTGGTATTAGTTGCAACAAATTTTGGTCGTGGGATGTATATATTCTTTTAAAATTAAATTCTGACAATTCTTTGATTACAGGTAATATATTTTCATAAGACCAATCTCTCAATGCAAAAACTAAAACATTAGGTTTTTTGCTAGTGCCCAATTGTGTTGTTCCTTTATTATTTCATTAGTTATAGTTTGTTTAAATATATCCCACGATCTCTCCCCATTTTTATTATGTGCTCCTGGGTGGTCAGTATCGTGGCTACCAATATACTTACAATTTTTGCTCGCCCACAGATATTCTTGTAGTTGATAATCAAACAAATGTTCACCATCGTGCCAAAACATATCGAATGGTTTTGAGAATGCAAAAGTTGGTAGTATGATATTTGAGTATCCCTTTAATATAATCCAATTTTTCTTTAGTTTTTCTGGCACAATAATATCTTCTCTAACAAACGGTTCTATTGAAATAAGTAAACCATCAGAACCCATAGCATCTAGAAACACGGTACTTGAAAATCCACGATATACTCCAGTTTCAATAATAGTTTTAATATTATTTTCTTTAATAAAATTATATAAATATTCCCTAATATGAGGTTCAATTCCCAATGATTTTGTTAGTCCTAAACTTTTAATATATTCTAAACTGTTGGTGTAGTTTCCAAACATAGTTATCCTCCCAATTTTTCATACATAGTTGATGTTACATTAATTCTTTTATTAATATCATATCTTGAGTTGTAAAGCATTATTCCATCTTTACTTGTGTTTCTTTGATCGCAAGTATTACAGAGAATATCTTTATAACATCCTGTATAATGTTGTTGTAGTATTTCTTTAAACTTTTGAGATTCAAATATTTCAGACAAAGATTGTGTTCCAAGATTACCCACAATTAATTCACCATTTATATCAAAACAACATAATTGAACTGACATATCTACATTTATTTGCAATGGTCCAGTAAAAGGTCTACCACATGTAGCTACCTTATTAGATTGCAACTCTCTGAAACATTTAGAGTTAGCCCAATTATGTGGTTTCCAAACCTCAAGCAAATCAACTTTGTTTTCCCATTGCTTAATCCACTGTTTGTAATCATCATTAATTCCATCCATAACTATATAGTTAAGAATAAGCTCACAATGCTTGTTAGAAACCGCATTTAATAGGTTACGCCTGACACGCTGATAAGCCCCCAGTGAACGATTGTGGGCGTTGGAGTATGTTTCCTCATTGTACCCATAGAAACTCGTTCTAATCGAATCTATAGCGTTTTTTAGTTCGGCATAAACCTCAGGTAATAGGTTGTAACCGTTGGTTAATAATAATGTTTTTAACCCTAAAGATTTAGCATACTTAATCATCTTAACGCAATCACTATTTAATAGTGGTTCACCAAAACCACTAAAGGTGCAAGTGTTATATTGATAAGATTCTTTTAACACCTTATCTAATAATAACTTAAAGCTATCAAAAGACATATCTTGTAGTTCTCTTTTTAATGAACTCCTTGCACACATAACACAATCATAGTTACATCGTGTTGTTATCTCAAATCTAACTTCACTTGATATTGGAATCATTTTATTTTCCCTTTAATTTTATTATAAATATCCCAAAGAAAACTTCGGGGGCAAATGTTGGATACAAATTATCTGCTAGTGCGTGTACCACTTCACCATTTCGATTTAATCCTGCGGGTTCCATAGTAGAAAAGTTACTATAATATTTGACCAAATCATACATATCTCTATAAGTAAAAAATCTTTTATGGTCGGGATCATTCTTCATACCTGCTTCGCTTACAGGGGAAGTAACAATAATTCTTTTCTTTGCTACCCTAAAGAATTCATTTAGAACTTTTCTTGGTTCTTCAACATGTTCCATTATTTCTGCTGCGAGAACAGTATCAAAGGTATGACTCTCAAAAGGTATTTCCTCAGCGAAAGCTTTAACTTTTGGTATATGTGGATATAGTTTTTCTGCCTCTTGAAACCCCCAATCAGTTGGTTCTAGTCCTGTAAACTTACATTCGGGGAATGTTTGCTGTAAAAGGTTTGTTGAAAACCCATTAGCCATACCAACCTCTAGAGTTTTACCAATACAAAAACTACCAACAAATTTAATTCTGTTCTGATGCCGTTGTTGATGTAGATTGTTATTATATTGCCAATGGTTTTTCATATAATTATTCATATTTACAATATAGTTTGTCGTTGGTTTCATACACCACCCCTTACTTTATAATCTAATCTTTTTGCCACTTGCACAGGGTGAGGGTTACTAAAGGTAATTACTTTATCTGTTCTATTACCAACCACACCACAGCAAAACAAACCACCAGTTCCATATCTAGGATGAGTAAATTCATTACTGAAAAACGGATGTTTGTTTGTATATTCTTTAATTAACCTTTCATCAATACTACCATCAGCCCTTCTACAATTTGGATTATCTCTTCTCATATAGTAAGCAATTTTGTTATAAACTTGTTCTTCTGGTTTCATATAACCGTAATGATGTACTCTTAACTTATCCCTATAAGCAAAAGCCATATTTTTTATTTGAGCAAATTTAAAATAATTAAGACTATCAATAGAAACAGAGTGGTGTAAGGCATAGTATCCTGTGTTTTTTAGTTTTTTAAACCCCCGTTGCATAAACTGATCCCATACTTCACCGACTATAATTGTATTATACTTTTTCCAAAAGTTTAAATGTTGAATTGCAATAGTTAAGTAATCACCTGATGCTATTGTTTGTTCTACAAGTTTTAAATTATCAACAGTAAAAACTTCATCACTATCAGGACATAAAATAAAATCACCTATGTTAGCTTCATCAACATATACCTGTCTTTGTTTTGCTTTATCTCTTTTAAAATTACCTTGTATTATCTTAACCTTTTTACCAAATGACGCAACAACATCAAGGGTGCCATCAACAGAACCATCATCAACCACAATTAATTTATCTACCAAGTCAATATATGACTCAATAGATTCTTTTAAAAACCATTCAGCATTTTTCGTTATTATCCCACCTACTATTTTCATTAGTTATATTCTTCACTTTCTCTCTCAAGACTTCTGAGGTGTGATCCTGTGTCAAATTCATCCAAATCATCAATGCGACTAAGCTCATAGTAAGGACAAGATTCTGAACATTCTTCTGCGTTTGAAAACAAACACGATCCATAATGCATACAATCCTTTCTACTTTTACTCATTAATCCCCCTCTGTTATTCAATTACTTCTTGACAAAACGATAGTATATCAGATAAACATTCTCTCTCATTAAAGTTTTGGTAATCTTCTTTAGTTCCAACATTGTAAAAACCTGTTTTAGTTTTCATTGGGTTCTCTTCTGAGGTGAAGCGTTCCTGTTCGTGACCTATGATGTATGATGGAACGCCTTGTTTGAGGGCAATCTTTGGTGGTGCCGATGTTCCGCCAACGGTAAGATATGATTCCATTATTAAATCTAACATCTTTGATAATGTCATATCTTCTTTAACCATATCTTCAAACTTTATATCAGGGAAAACATAATCACTAAATTCGTATGCACCGCTAGGTACACCAACCGTTGTTATAATACAATCGGGGTAATGTGTACCAAGCTGTAATATAAGTTTGCAATAGAATTTTTTACTAAGATTTCTGAATGCATGCATTTCTTTATTTGAATGAATATGAATACAAGGTTTCCTGTATCGTGGGAATATAAGTATTCTATTTTTTATTCTTTGTGCAATAGTAAAAATATATGGTTTAAATATATAGAATGGTTCTAATACTTTTCTGTCCTGATAACCCAAGTTAAACTTCGGTGCAATTTCCCACTCATCACCCATTAGTTCTTTAGTGCGAACATCAAAATAATTTTTTAATTCACTTGATAACACACCGTGTCTGCCAAAACAATCGGCAGAATAAGAACCGTATTTCATAAAGAAATCATCTTCAATCCAAAGTGTTTTTATTTCTGGTTGAATTAAATCACCCCATTCTTCCTGAACCCACACTACAACATCGTGCCCATTATTATGTAAATAATTTGCATAGGCAGAAACATATTCAGCCCAACCCAATTCACCACAACAAGCTAACCAATAATTACCCATAATTTTCCTTTTCAGTTAATAGTTTTGTATTATACCATATGAATTAATATATGTCAATATTTATTTTTAACTATTTAATCCCCATATTAAACCATTACGCATTCTTTCTTCTCTGATGATAGTATCTCTTTCCTTATGAATACGACCAAGTTTGTGGGTATCATCTATTTCTGCTAGTTTAAAGGCGGGGTGATAATGATTAACACTCTGATTTGACATCTTAAAGGCATCTACAGCGTTAGCATACCAATGTAGTTCTTGACAAGCAAACAACCAATACTGTGGATTAAGAAACTGTTTATTATGGTATCGTTGTAAAAACTTCTGCCCTATTAATGCAACGCCTGTTGGATGAAAGTCGGGTAAGGTTTGTTGAATACCAAGAACACCATCATCGTTGGGGAAACATACATTAAATTCTTCGATTAAACTGTTGATATTAAATTTATCGTTAGGTAGCTCCATATCATCACATAAAAATAACAACCCATCATTAACATCTCTTGCCATCATATTTCTGCAATAAACAGAACCCATATTGTGATCCGTTAAATATAACTCCATATTGGCTAGTTTATTATTTAGTTCTTTACCTTCTTTTATTATATGTTCAAGATGTTTCTTTCCGTTTGAATCATTATCAAAACAAACTCTAACCTTTATATTAGATTGGTTTGGTATAGAGTGTAATAATCTTATTAGTGGATAGAACCTATTTCTTGTAGGAATTATTATATCAATATCTTTCACTTTAAACCTCGTTTCATTGTTCGTGATGCCTGATAGTGTATTATTACAGGATTAGTAATATAGGAAGGAACGACACCTTCTCTGTTTATGATAGCGCAATACTCCGATGGTAATCGAAAGAAGTCAACATTATTACTTCTTATATATTTCTCTAACGCTTGTTGTTCAAGCGCAAAATTCTTTGCATTCTCTTTCCAATATTCGACTATTGGTAAAGCACCTTTAGTAAGAAAGATGGTGCCACTAAGTATTTCTTTTGTGTTGCTTTTATTTTTGTAGTGAATATTCCAATCTAATTCGTGAACCGCTATTGCTTTATCAATTTGTTCAAATAATACTGGTTCCTGTACAATTTCGGAATCACAATCTGTCCATACTATTCTATCATATTTTTGTAGAAAAGTGTGGATTATTTCTGGTTTCATATTAACATTAGCAAACCAACTTCCCTTATTCTCTGTTGGTAAAACAATATAATTTAAATCAAACTTCTTTAAGGATGGTATTAACCGTTGATGTGCCATCTGTTCATACTGTGTATTCTTTGTATAATAACTTAGAAACAGAACATTATGCAGGTTGTTCATTCTTTTCAGCTTTCTGTTTCTGATTAATAGCTCTTCTTAATAATATTAGGTGAGCATAAACTTGGGTGCAATATGTGCGTAATCTAGATGATAGTTTACTTTGTTTCGCAATTATTTCATTACATACCTTATCTAAATCAAACGCTTTTACTTCTTCTTCACTTGGTAGTTCCCCGTTAATTTTAAACAACAAAGCTTTCTTTAAATAAGTTTCTTCTCTAAGATAGGTTTCCTCATCACATACAATTGTTTTAGTCATTTGGGTTAATACTCCATCGTAATAGATCCGTATTTCTTGGTAAATTGATTGCTGTTGCATTAGGATTAGGATGCCCGACATCAAAACAAGTTAATAATGTTATAGCTGAATCGGGTAAATCACCTATAACTCTGTGATACTTAATGTTTAATTCTTTTAATAAACCAAATAGTTCCTCTCTTTCCGGTCTGTTTGTGATAATAATTATATACCAATATCCTTTATCATATAATTCGTTTAGTGTTCTAACATTTTTATGTATTGTAACTTCTTCACGATACCATCTGCTATAGTAGTGTTTGTTCTTTTTCTTTACAAGAACACCATCTAATGAAACAAATAATATCTGAAACTTTCTCATATACTGTTTTAATTTGCTACTCGTTGATATATCATAACAATACTTAACTTCTAGTTTTTGAAACGGTGATGTAGCAGATAATACATTCACTAATTTTGATAACGAAAAGTCATTAAAGGAAAAAGCTTTTCTATGATGTTCTCTATATTCATAGGCATCTTTAAAGAAAAAGGCAAGCACAATATAGTTACCATTGATATTGTTTTCACATAGCGTAGTTGTGTTATTATCAAAGTTTGCAAACCTTTTGTTAGCTGCCGATAGTTCGGGAAATTTTCTTAGGTCAGCAACAACCATAGTATTATCTGTGGGAATAGTATAATTACCCAAAGTGAATATGTGTTCGCAATCAACATAAAGCAACCCACCCGTTAGTTTAAACAGTTTAATACAATTTTTTATTACGGTTGGTAATCTAAAACTAGAACCATATATAGCATAAAAGTCGGGCTCAATATTAAACTCATCAAATATTTCCTGTTTTATTTCTTCTAATAAGCCAGAGTTATTCATAAACTTTTTATCCACAAGAATAACTATTCTATCAAACTCTTGGGCATCAAAAGCTCTGATTATTTCTGTTATAAGAAAGGTTCCTTTCGGATGCTGTAATACAAAAACAGAATAAGCGTGAAAGAAATCAATATATTTTTTATCAGCATGTAGTATGAGATTGTTCATTGTTTCCTTTTATCTTATATAGTTTAAATTCGCTAATAGGAATATTATAAAAATATTCGCTATCTGTCTTATCTCTTCTTTTAACTTCTTCAATTTTATATTTTGTTATTGTAGAAGAATGAACCGATAAGAAATAACTCATATCTTTGTTTACAATAAAATAGTATAGTTTAAACTTAAAGAATTTTGATTTCCTTGCAGGTATATGTATGGTCTTAAATGGGAAAGTGTTACCTTCCCAAATAGTTCTTTGCTCTAACTCAAACATATTACAGGATAAGTCTATACCATAAGTGTCGGGGTTTTCATAAACATCATACCCTTCATTACGGAGAAAAGGTATTATTACTTTTTTAACTTCGGTGTCGCTTGCGGTATATGCGTCCTTATTAAAAGGTCTATCCTTTCCTAATGCCATTTTTATTTTACCCCCGTAGAACCGTGACCACCTCTGTCGGGGTTATTGAGAGAATCAACTTGTATTATTTTAATAGGTTCCATAACTTTATTTAATCTAAACTGACATATCCTAGCACCGTTTGGAATATAGGTAGCCATAGTTGCATAGGCAGGAAAAAACAATTCATCGTTGTCACCGCAATATGAATTATCAATTACCCCAAAATGATTACCTTGTAATATACCAAAGTTTTTAAGAGTAGAGGATCGAGGAACAATATTCATTTCATATCCTTCGGGAATCTGAACCGCAATACCAAGCGGGATTAATTTAAACTCATCTTTAGCCAAGAAACATTCTTCGGCTGCCCTCAAATCAATCCAATTACCGATTTCAATAGCTTTTGGTAGGTCAACTTTTCTAAGTTTTTTAACCTTTAACTCTAATGTCATTTTATTTCGTCCCTATCTATAAAAGGTTTTTTTCTGTCTGATGAACCAATGCCTATTACACTACCATTATCATATATTAATTCTGCATCTTCAACCTTTGTTTCTGACCGCATTAGTATTTCAACTAAATCCATTCCGGCATAGTATGCTTGTTCAATTGACTTAATCATATTTAAATATTTTTTTAATTTATTTTTTGGAATCCAAAATTTACTTTTCATTAAATACCTCAACCGCTTTAAATGGAAAATCGTCTAGGGTTTCAGATAATAATCCCACTCTAACATCATTCTTTGTTTGAAGCATACCAATTAAATTCCACAATAAAGCTGCTGCGTGATCCTCATCTTTACATCCATCTATTTCTTTACACATATGTCTGAAAGCAGAATCATAATATCTACTTACTGGTTGTCCTTTACGCCAATTATTCTTACTATATTTCTTTGCACCATTTTCATAATGTATAGCAAGTCTATTAAGTGCCCCTGCTATACCTTCACAATCAACTGATATAATGTAGTTAAGGGTTAAATCTATAAGATTATAAAGCGGTGTCCAAGATTCTTCTCCTTCGGTGTATAAATGGTTATACTTACATAGATGATAAAACAAGTCGGTTAACTTTTCGCTTTCAAATCCACGATGTAATACTGACATAGCTAAAGCTTCACCGCCTATAAGATGTGGCATCCCCTTTCCTTCTGCGGTGTCCCTAACAGAACCTGTGTTAAATTCCTGCCGCTTACCTGAATCAACTACTTTAGTAAACATATTCATTTCTTACACTCCTTATTTGGTTATTATTTTATTGGACAAGAATTACCTGTGCATTCTTTGATGTCCATATCACCACCACTAATTTGTAAAGAACTAATGGGTTTTAATACTGATGTTAAAACCTCGTAGGTATCTTTATCAATTTCCTCATAGGGTGCTTGTTTAAAACCATGTTCTGAATGTAATAAAAAGCTTACACTCTTAATATTATTTTCATAGTTTTCAGCTAACCAATTCTTAATTGATTCTAGTTCATTAAGTTTATAATAAACGGTGCAACTAACAGAGTTATCTGCCCATATAGTTTGCAATTTTTTGAGTAATTCTAATTGTTGAACTGCCGTCATTTCCTTTGCTGTAACAACCTGTTCACCAACATAGCAAGGAAATTCAACTATAACAGTATTATGATTTATTGTTTCGTCAAAGTTAAGAGCAAACTCAACTCTATACCCTAAGTTCTTACATACCTCTACTAATGGATCATCGGACATCATACGAACCCTACGGATATAGTATTTGCTAAATGGGGCATGCACACCTGGTGAAGAACCTGCGAGTAAAGAAATACTTCCGCTAGGTTTTACTGTAGTAAGCTTTATACTTTCATTTATGTTTTTTAGTTTACTCCATTCTTTATCAAGCTTTCGTAGCTCCTTATAACATCTGTCTAGCCACTCTAATTTTTCTTCTGATTGACAAATGCCTGAAACACTAATACCAATACGCATATTTTTAGCAACAACTTCGTTTGTTTTATCGTGTAAGAATGTTATACAGTTTACTGCCTTTTGAGTTTTGTATAACAACTTAGCACAATCAATTAGTTCTTCTTTTGATTCTATATTATTTAAAAACAATTCACTTAAATTACAACACTCGTAACTTTCAAGATTAATTTCACCACATGGGTTTAGACCAATACACTTATCTTTTATCTTATCGTCTTTAAGTCTACCATACTTTTGAGCTAATGGAAGATTAAAGAATCCATATGGTTCCCCATTACCCTCAAAACCCTTCCATATATCATTACTAATATGGGTATAATTATCGGCATAGATAGTGTTGTTTGACATAGCTCTATAGTTTGGTATGTTTCCTAAGTCCCATCTCTTTGCTCTAACAAATAAATAATCGTCAGGATCACCTATTGCTATTTGGGCACTTCTACGAACATTACCACTAACAACTATACCACCAATAATATTACATATGTCTAACACATCAATTGATCGTAATTTTTTTCCTTCCCTTGATTGAAATATTTTAACTATCTTTTGAATACCATCTATTAGAATAGTAGCTCCCGATGCAACACCACCAAATCCTTTAATCAGTTCTCCTTTACCCCTAACAAGAATTGTTGAGTAAGTGAATGATTTACCTTTAATATAAAAAGCTTTCAGAACATTTCGTAAAAGCATTACCCAACCTTCTCTACTATCTGGAACTATAAAATCAGCATCTTTGGTTGCTTTATGTTCAATAAGCACCCCTTCTTTTACCTTAGGTAATTCGTGTATATCCTCTCTTCTCACACTAAAACCAACACCACCACCAAGCATAAGGTTTTCAAATAAGAAACAAAAAGCCTCATACTCATTTATTTGAACAAACCAACAATTAAGCATAGCGTTACCACGATATCTTTCGACACCGTTTGTTCCTAATTGCCATAACATTCTTCCAGCAAATAAACATTTAAGATTAAACATATAATCAAATAATCTTTCGGCTTCTTCTCTTGTATAGTCGGCTCCTATCTTTTGTGCACCGTTAATACATCTTTCAATGGTATCAACCCACTCTTCGTTTAGTCCATTTTCCATAACTCTACTGTAGGTTCTTTTAAAAACAATATAACCTAATCCTGAGAATCCCCAATTCGGTTGTTTATTTCTATATTTGTTCAGGAATTTTTGAGTAAGAATTGTTTCCATTATAACTCCTTTAATTGTTTAAATCACTTTCGGAATACTCTTGAAATTTCATATTAGATTCTCTCAGTAATACTCTACTATATGAATCGTAATCATTACCAGAAAAATAAACTAATCTACTAATACCACTATTGATTATTTCAATCATACAATCTTTACAGGGAATAGGACAATTACAGTATAGTGTTGCCCCTTTCGTTGATATACCTTCTCTCGCACATTGTATTAATGCATTTCTTTCAGCGTGTCCGGCTTGACAAAGATGTAATCCTTTACCCGATTGATATCCAAAATTTCTACGGGGGCAAATTGTTTTATCAAACATCCTATCTGAATAAACACCATCTAATTGAGAATAGAAAACCTCAGTTCTTTCTTCGCAGTGCAACACACCTCTAGGTGCACCATTATATCCTGCTCCAATAATTGATTTATCTCTTACTACGATTGAACCTATCTGTCTAGACAAGCATTTACTATTCTTTGAAACTTCTTTTGCTAGTCTGAGAAAATATAAATCCCAATCTTTTTCTGTCATTTTTTATTCTCCTCAAGTTCTAACATTTTATACATTACTTCATAACTTATTTTTGGGAAAGCAGTAATATTACTATCAAGACTAACATTAAAAATATTGGGATGTAGTGTAGCATAATGTTCGTAATATGTCAAGTCTTTTTTTAATTTAATTTCTTGAGCAGATATTGGCTTGGTTTTATTAACTTGAAAATATACGCTTGGCTGCCCTACCCCTGTTGAAAATAACTTCTTACCGTTGTTCCACCAAGTATGCCTATCAACTTTCTCGTCATTCTTAAACCCATACTGATACCAATGGGTGTCTTTATCATTAACAGACTTCGTTCCAAAATCAAAACCACATAAAAATATTCTTTCATATCCTTTTATTATAGCAAGACTTATAGCAAATTCACCCGACATACCCATATTAGAAACACATAAAGTATTTGATTGGATCATTTCAGCAACGGATAATTTATTACCCACTGATTTAGCATACATTGTACATGGTGATAGTCCTTTTTTTACTTCACAAGAACAATAGGTATATATAGGTATTTGTTTGGCAAGTTTGTCCATCTCTTCTTTGTTCTTATTATAGAATGCCCCATCAATAAATACCTGTGCTGTTGGAAGATAAGGCATAAACTTATAAGCATAGTTAATACCATAAATATCTTTCCCCTTTATTTTATCCCATAACCCAGTTTCAATACCTTGTCTTACACTCTTTCCACCACCTATTATAAAACATTCTTTCATTCGTCTTTAACCTCTATGTTTTTATATGTGTTTAGTTTTGATATAAAATTATTCATATCACTTTCTGCTAGTTCTCTAGTATGGAAACACCCCCTTGCCTCAATAAAAGCCTCGCTATTATATAACATCCAATAGTAACCTGTAAAACCTTTTTTTATATCACACTTAAATTCCATTTATTCACCTCATTTTTTCCTTGAATAAAAATCTCTGATGGTTTTCTTTGCTTTCTTTCTTCGTTCTATTCTTTCATCTTTTGTTGCTTCTTTATAAGTCTTTTTTTTTCCGTAATCATTACAATGAAATCCTTCTCCTCTGAATATTATATTGTCACCGCCCGTAATCAATCGTTTAATTTGATTACCACATCTAGGGCAAAGAATTTCTGGCTCTGCTTTTATGGATTGAAAGATTTCAAACAACCCACATTTAGGACATTCATAATCATACGTTGGACACATAACATTATCCTTCCTCAATTTCGTAATGTTGTGAAAGAGTTTCTAATACACGACAAGACCACATATCTGCATAATGTAATAACAATGTTAATGGGAATTCTTTCTGAGCAAACTCTTTATTAGCATAAACATATTGACCATCGTGTAAAGCGATTGCTTGCATTTCTTCTGGTGTTAAATTAACAAACTTTGATACAATTATAACAGATTGATATGCCCCAATTATAGGTAAAATTCTATCGTTCTTTACATATGGTTTCTTACTGCTTATTACTAATGGTTCGTCTTTTGTTTTACCCTTAATCATATTAGGTAAATAACAGCTATTACCGAAAGGATCACATACCTTATGACAATCGTGAAACAACGCTGTAATAACACAGGATTCCACACTAACATCGGGTGCTATTACTTCCCTTAGTTTAAGTAATGTTTCACATACATTGATACTATGCTCAACTAACCCACCCTCTTTATTTAAATGATACACAGAAGATGCGGGTGCTTGCTGTAAACCACATCCATCTAGGTAAGTTAATAACTTAGTAACTTGTTTCTTTCTTTTATTACATAACTCTATATACTTACTAAACTTATGAACATTCTCCATACATTTCCTCCAAATAATCGTTGTAATTAAATTTTTCTCGTTGTCTTTTATATGCTTTGTTGGATTTTTTTACCTTAGTTTCGGGATTTTTGTCCCAAGTTCTTCTTATTTTTTTGTAAATATCAATTTGTTTTATCATGGCTACTTAGCATTTAGTATTATGTTTTCTCGTTTCTCTTTTGGTAGTGCTTGGATACGAGTACGACTCCAACCACCACAGTCTTTACAAGTTATTCGCTTGTAAGCAGTGACATTACAGTAATATATGCCTCTGTATATCCAATTTTTACTACCACATTTGGGACATACAGTATCTTTTGCTTCAGAATACACATTAAAATTGGGATGATTAACAATATAGGGTAATATTTTATGATAAACCTTCTCTAAAAGCACAACATCACCCTTATTATAGCATTTCATCTTACGCCAAGCAGACGATTTGTTAGCAAGAACATCACGCCATAGTTCAAATCCCCCGGTTTTAACCTTCTGTCCAACATTAAACATTTTACCTAAGTCATTGAGTCTATTAGATGTAAACTTAAAATGTTTCTTTGCTTCTCTTAAAGTATCAATAACTTTATAGGGTGACGGTGGTGGCATCCCGTGAAACACAAATCGAGCATTTAATCTTCTGAGATCAAACTTCAATCCGTTATGTGCTATTACTATGTCAGCATCATCTAGTAACTTCCACATATCTTTTAATAGTTCTTTATCATTCTCTTGTTCCTTCTTATATAAAGGATAGTCACACAACGCTTTACAATAAACCTTATTGTTATTAAGATACTTGGCAGCCCAACTAAGAACATACCAATCATTAATAACAAAGTCGGTATTAATGCTATCTTGATACAAAGACCATATGTATGAAATCATTGGTGCTGTTTCTATGTCAAGTAATAAAATCTTTGGCTGTTTAAAATTAATCATCATTAGTTACCTCTTTAGTTACTTTCTTTAGGGAGAGTTTTGCATCAAGTTGGATAGCGGTTGTGTCGTTAAGTGCTATTTCTAACACAAGCACAGGCTCCTGTTGCATTTGGTTTGCTTTCTTAATAACTCGATGCAAATATTTACTTGAAAGATTGTAGGTTTTTTTGGTGGATTTATTATAAACTGTGTATTTATTCATTCTTACCTTCAACCAAATCGGGATTGTTTGGTTTAAAAAATTCCTTTGGCTCTCTGAGTTCAACATCAATAAGTTCTGTTGCCAACAGGGTATACTTATTATCTAAACACATTAATAAATTTATATACTCAATAAAAGTTTCACATCTTGTTTCGTTTACTTGATCCGTTTCTTCATTTAACAATATAACTTTGTACATGTTTGCTCCTTAATTAAATACTAATTCTTTCTGACCACTAACATCATAATCCCATTTTAATATTTCAAAAATCCTTTCAACTTTGTTGTCAATATTAAGCTCAATAACCTTATCCCAATCAATAAGACTCCTATCTATCTTATGTTCGTTATTTTTAAATCCTAAATGAGTGGCAGGGTGCCCAGTATTTTCTTCTCCAAACGGTAGCATATTAATAAGATAAAACCTTTCACCAAATTTTATTTCCTCTATGTTATATTTGGTTGCATTTTCTAATGCCCTCACTTGTGGTGGTGGTGGCATATTAACCACCTTGTTGTTTTGTAACTTTTCTGTTTTATATTCTTTATCATGTACCTTAACTGGTTTTGAAACTCTATATAAAGGTTCCTTTGTTATATCCTTACGGCATTTTATTACCCAAGCCATAATGTCACTTCTAGATTTACAATCTAGTATTTTATTAAACAAGTTAACTTGAAATTCTTTTGTGTATTCACTAGCATCATTCCGTAAAGCTTCAATCCCACACTTATCTTCTTGAATTTCACCGCTTTTCTCTAACCTACCATAGTATCTACACTTAGCTAAGATGAATATTGATTTGTATGTACCTTCAAAGTCAAGCTTATCAGTAACATTAATACTATATTTATCCCCCCATTCTTTTAATGATTGATTTAACACCTTAACTATGTTTGCACTACCTTGAATCATAAGACCATCCGTATCAACATATAAAAGTTTGCATTTGTTTTCTTCTATCTTACTTTTAAGAAAGTAAAGTAAATCTCTAGCAAGAAATGTAACTGATTCAGCCACCTTTAAGTCAAACAATCTAAAGAACTTATTACCTGTTGATCCATAACCAGAATTTAAAATAGCTTTGCTTGCTGCATACTTAATATTAACTTCATTCCATTCAGGACTATCGGGTTTGCAGTTCTTTTTCTCTTGTTTTATTTCAAGTTTCCAATCGAGTAAGTCTTTCATAACACTTGGTAAAATAGCATTGGGGTTTTTCTTAACATAATAGGAATATCTAAAGGCACCCGTTTCTCGATCCGATATATTAATGGTTGTACATCCTTCTTCAAAAGCCGTAAGAAAGTTTGTAGTATCAAGACAAAAATCCACCAGTTTTCTAGGATAATCGCTGTCCAAATCAACCTTATGCACATCAGTAAACACCCCGGTTTCAAAAGCATTACGTTCAGCACCATCATATTCAATATCAACATCACCTTTTGGCTTATTAGGTAGTATAACTGACATCTCTTTTGCTTTCTTTAATATGAGAGTATCAATAATACGAGTGTTGTTACTGTTCCACATTGGTTTGTTAAATTTACGAGTTGTTCTGCTAGGTAAATCTTCCCAATCACAGTGAATCTTTCGTCTAATAACATCAAAGTATTCAACTAAATGATATTTATCTTCAAGCTTTGCCATATCTTGAACATCTGCCATATTACGGAGCTTAACTTCTTCGCTAATCTTACTGAAATCAACATCATCATACTCTTTACCAACACCAAACTCTTGTGTTAATACAGAATCAAGTGAATAGGATATCCATTTATTAAGAGTATACTTTTTGAATAACTCCATATAGTCAAGAAAAGATGTACCGACAGGGAGATGTATATACTCACCATTATCTGTTCTATAAGCATACCTTGATTCATTAACTATACTTGCTTTATTAGCCCAATGCTTATCTCTACCTGTTAAATATGGTAAGTCAAAGTTTGTGCTGTTCCACATTAATATAACATCAAATTTAAGTTCTCTCATCTTAGCACAGAAACTATCAATAACAATAGATTCTTTTTGTGGCATAGTGCCACTTAAATCACCCACAAACCAACAATGTGTTTTCTTTGTATCATAATCAAAAAGTGATATAGCAGATATGGGTGCAGTATAAACTCCCGGTAGTGGGATAGTATCGGTCTTGACTTCAATATCAACAAACCCAATTTTAATATGTGTCTTAGTTAGATTTTTAATTTTATCCAACATATAGTTTTTAGTATATGGAATATCAACACCTAAAGCATACGGAGAAGCTTGTCGTCTAATATCTTTTGGCTCAGGGGCAAAAACCTTGCGATATGTTCCACTTATATAACCCCTATACCCACCTGTTTCATCAGGTTCAAAGTAATATGGGTAGTAAGAATTATCTACAATAACTTTAAGCTCTGCTCCTTCTCTTAAAAATTTGTAGATAGCTCTACCATGATTGTGTAAATTAACTAGTTTCATATATCCTTTATTAATCCCAATAGGTTGGTTTGTTTAAGAACATTACATCAGCAAATCGTTCAACATCGTGTCTATACATCAGTGTTATATTTGATTTCTTCTTACAACTAGAGCAAGTTGTTTCAATGAGAGCGCAAGTATTAACACCAGCAACTTTATAAAATGCTTTCTTTAAATCGGGTATCTTAACTTTACCATTTGCCCTAACAAATAGATAATTACTTATCTCTTTATCAGTTAATCCTAGTCTAAAATTACCGTAATGATTTATATCGGGAACTCCTGTATTTTTAAAATTAAAATACAGTTTGAGTTCCTCAAGTTTATCCATATTACCCCACTTTCTTGATAGCTTGATATTCTTTTTCAATTGCTTTTAGCATTGATTGAAATGTTCCTATAAATTTTTCAGACATATCAACATATGCACCAAACACATTCCTTGTTTTCCTTATTAAATCTGTGGTAACAGTGGCGGTATTTCTAGCTACTGTTATTTTTTCCGATTCACTTGCTATAATAGCCTTACCACTAAGAGTTTCAATATGAGCATCGAGTAATACTGTTGGTAGAATTAAATCACCATAGTAACCTGAACAATAATTGAGAGCTTCCCTTATTGTATCAGCGTGAAAGTAATATCCGAGGCATAAATTATCTTTTATTTTTTCTACTTCATTGAATGTTTCTCTATATGAGAAAATTAAATCCTCATATTTTTCTCCCTCTAAAAATAATTTAATATCATTGTATCGCATTATACATTACTCCGATTCTTCTGTCAAGTTATCTTTTTCAGATGGTTGTGTGAATCCGCTTTCATAATAGAATAAGGTATGCCATTCTGTTCCTTCTGCTTTACACCCCGTAATCTTATGTTTTTCAATTTTAAATACTATATCAAATCCTATTGGTTTGTCAACTGTTTTTACTGATTCTTTTCCGTCTTTAATAGTATGCTCTTTAACCTTCTGTATTGGTGCATCTGTAGAAGAACCTTTACGGATATATAGGATGAGCATAGCAAAGTGTTTAAGCGCATTACCACCTGTTAATACAAGCTTATTGCCATATCCACCGATGTTTGCTCTACCTTGACCTATAAGAAACACAGCAACCTTACTTTTAAATATGTGATCCTTTGTTCCTCTTATAAACTTACCCATCTTTTTAGCAAGTAAAGCCATCTCATCTTCTTTTATTTCTCGATCCTGTGTCTTTGCTTTGGTGTTATACTGTTCTGAATGTGGACTCATTGCTTGAACGCTATCAACCACTATTAAATCAACAACATTTTCTTTTGCTAGTGTCTTACTGATTTCCATTGCCTCTTCTGCAGTTTCACATTCTTCAATAAGAACTAGTTCATCGGTATTGACACCAAATAGCTTTGCTCTTTCAGTATCCCAAGTGTGTTCTAGGTCAATTAAAGCACATATTTTTCCATTCTTCTGACTGGTAGCTATAAGACTAAGCGCACTAGCTGACTTACCACAACCAACCTCACCATAGATAACACTAAAGTTACCCATTAAGATACCGTTGCCTATGTTTGTATCAATCGCTTCTATACCAAAGGATAATCTTTCTTTTACTTCGTGATCAGATGCGAATTTAATTACATTATCTTTATTGTTCCTATTAAACTCACCAATAATCTTAGAAAGTTTTTCTCTTCTTTTATTATTTTCTGCCTGTTCTTTAGTTTTTCTAGCCATTTATTTTCCTTTCCGGATGTGTGCTATTTCATTTTCATAAAAATAAACTGTTTGAATTTTTGCTTCATCAAAGTATCTTACTTCATATTTAATACCACATTCCGTAATCCAAATAGAAATAACCCTTCCTCTTCTCTGTAATTCTTCTATAAAAACTTCATCACATATTTTAAACTTAAAACAATTTATAATATTTAAATCTAAATTATTGTTGGCAGTCATTATTTTTCCTCCACATTATTTGCTTTATATACTATTTCAAAAAAATCATCAAGGTTTAATACGGCAAATCTATTACCGCTATTATTTTCCAATACATATAGAGGAATCTTTAATGAATAGATTGATAATGATGATGCTAATTTATTCCAAATATCTTGCTTAAAGGTTACATCTTTTGTGTTTCGTTTCTTACATTCAACTTGAAATAGTTTATTAACTACATCACTCTTAACACCCTTCGCACCTGAGGTAGAGCTACGTTTAGCATACTTATCTAATGGTAACAGTTTACTGACAACATAATCTTCTAATACATTTCCTACTTCTCGTTTGTTCATTTTAACACCCCTACAATACCTAGAATAACAGCATCAATAACATTGTTATCGGCAAAATTTATTCCGGTTGTGTTAGAAAATTCTTCTTGAACTTCTTCTTTCTTTGCTTTAGATGGTAGATTTAATTTACATCTAGCTTGTGATGCAAGAATAAATTGTGATGGTATATTTAGTTGCCGACATAAGGCATAAACAATCATCCCTATCCTTGTCATAAAGATAAGAGCTTTAACATTACGACCAAAGAATACATCCTCAACTACTGCAAAATCAACCTTATTGTTTTTAAGTATCTCACTAAAATAACCGTATGCTATATCAAAGCGTTCCTGTTGGCTTTTAATCTTACTCATATCAAGCAAGTCGGGTGTAATATGCACATCAGTATCATCTGTTCTAACTAGTGCTATACCACTTATCGTAGCAGTATCCACACCAAAAGCACTACAGTTCTTTTTTATTCGTATATCGAGTATGTGTTCAAGTTTTTTTATACTAATTTTTATCATGATATACACCCATTATAATACTAGCCAATTGCTTTTCTTTTGTTATGCGATAAGCAGAATCAATACGTCTATTATAGTGTTTATCTACCAACACTATCCTACTATATTCGGGAAACTGATCGCTGTCCTCTATTAATAAATAGTTCTTATTTGATTTCAGATGATGATATTTCTCTTCTAAGCTATTAAAGAATTTAATCTTATAACCATCAAAGTGTTTGTCTAACCATCTAACGGTTTGTTCACGATATGGTTTTCTTTGAAAAGACCAAAACTCTGGCTTACTTAATAGTTCCTTAACTACTTTATAATACTTTGTTGTTGGTGCTATTTCAAAAAGGTCGGGGGTTTCTGAAAGCATAGCCCAAAAGTCTTTTCCATTATGCTTTTGGTTATAAGACTTACATCTAAAGTGATACTTATCTTCTAACACACGATATATATCTCTTATTACACCATCAATATCGAATGCTATCCTGTTTATTTGTGTCATCATATCCATTCCTAATTTCATTTGGTGTTATCTCCACTAACTCTTTTGTTTCAAAATCATATCTGCATGGAATCTTATATCCGTCTGATACATTTACTTTTCTTTCTCTCATTTTATCAATAACCCAGTAACCAAACTCTCTACTGTTCTCCTCGTAGAAATATCTAGCTGCTAGAGTTGCAAAGAATTTAACCATCTCTTTACTATACCACCCACCATCATCTTTAAGTTGCATAAATACAATGAGGAACCCACCCTTATCTAACAATTGTCTATTATAAGCTTTAAATAACTTGTCTGTTTGTGCATAGTCGGTAGGTAATAACCAATCAATAATAGATATTCTATCTCTTTCAATAACAACTTCTTCAGGATCGCAGAACTCACCGTATCTAAAGTCCCCTTCTTTAATACCCAAGTTAAGAAGAATCTTAGCAAAGCGACCACCCGGCTCATTACAGAAATAGTCAACTGATTTACCTTGATCAACAAAATCTCTTATTAAATTAGCTGCAATAGTTGTTTTACCGTGTCCTGTTTTTAAACCGAGTATAACCATATCACCAAAGTTAAATATGTTAAGTTTACTAAAGAATTTAATTTCAAAATCCAATTGTTTCCCTAGATTAAGTAAGTCTGTTTTCCAAACCATCTTAGGAATTAACGCATAGTTTCTACCCCTCTTATAAACACACTCGTTGTTAATAAGATATGCCAATGCCTTTTCAATAAGTTCTTTCTTTTCGTGTAGTGATTCTGCTAAATCTTTTGAACTACCAAACTCAACTAATCGTAGGTGATTAATAAGTTTAATTGCTAAATCTTTTTCATCATACTTAATATACTTATTAAGACTACCTTTAAGAGCTTTCAGTTCTGTTTCATTAAGTGGTGGGGAAAAAAACTTTTGATTAATTAAATCAATTGTAAATTCAATCTGTTTGAATGATAGCTCTTTCTTTAATATACCACCAAGATGAACAAGAAAGTTATTACGACCATCACCTTCTTTAAGTGTAGCAATATTGTTTGGGGTATCAACTTCGGTAGATGGTTGGTTAACTATATCTTGTGTTATTGGTTCGTCTTTTGTTTTTCTATAACACTTGAGTAACCATTCTTTTAACTCTTTTGGTATTTCACTTATGTTGTTGTCATTAATATGTTTACGAGTAAATCCACCTGTTGCAGAAGGTGCAACAACTACAAACTTCTTGTTAGAAAAAACCTCAATTGGATCACCTGTAGTGATTCTAAAATCTTTATTAGTTAGTTCTTCATCATACTTAAAAAAGAAATGAAATCCTCTTCTTGTTTCTTCTATAAGTGTAGGTATATTTTTAAATATGTCAGGTAATTCTTTGGTATCTAATTCAACAACTGTTAGATTACTTTTTATACCACACTTTACTGCAATATTTAAACCCTTAGTATCAATCCATTCCTTCCATTCATTAATATCCTTATGAACTATTTCTTGATAACCTGTTTCGATTGGTTTCTTATCGTTCTTAATAAGCGGTATTAAATCAAAGCCGTAGTTTTTATAGAGTTCTAAATAATAATCAGCTAAACTTTCAGATACAACATTAACATCGAGAAGATTAGAAAGATAATCTACTATCTGATTGTTTGTATAATCTACCTTATCTTTTTCTATCTTCCTTACAAGTTGATATGGTGTGGCATAAGTAGCACAAGCAGGACAAAACATCTTGGCTGCAGAGTTAGGAATAAAATGCGCTGCCCTACCCTTTAAACACAAAGGGCATTGAAACATAGGTCGTTTAGTTCTGTTGTTTATAAAGATTTCTGGAAGGATTTTTTTAATATACCTTAAAATAACTTCTTCATTAAATAGCTTGTATAATTCCATTGTTGTCCTTTGTTTAATGGGAGCTAGGGTAGGACTTTAACCTACATCTCTACCATATAGTGAGGGGATATGGTAGTATTTTGTCTTTAAACTACCTAGCAAGGCACGATTATTTTACTGTAATTATTTTACTAGCAACAACATCAAACACTTCACAGAACAATGTTCCAATTTCAGCCGGGGTAACTTGTCCTTGTAACGCTTTAAGTATCTCTGCTGATATATATCCTGTAGTTTGTCTTTCAATTGATGCTATTTCATCTGCTGTTTTAGTATTGTAAGTTCTACCTGCCACCTTCGGTTGTTGTTGCTGTGCAGTTGGCTCAGCATTAGCTACCTTAGTAATACTAGATAATACATTTGCGGTATACTTTCCTTTAGTAATCTTTTCAAATTTAAAATCAACTTCATCACCAACATTAATAGTAGCTAATTGTGCGGTAACTTTTTGTGTTTCATAAAATTCTGAATGATCGTTATCTTCTCCTATCCTACATATTTGTCCTGATGCTTTTGGGTTCTTTGGTTTCCAATCGGGTGTGGGTTTCCATGTTAGTTTTGGTGCCATACATTCTCCTTACAATTTAAGTTGTAGTTGTTTACGCTTTTGTTTTTGCTTTTTCTTTCGTTGTTCTTTTTTTTCAATTATACTTAGACTTTTTTCATAGGTGATAATGTCCTCCTCACTGTAGTCGTTATTCAAAATTGTTTCAAGTTTGTGTAACATATTTCTGTATGGAAAAGAAGCAATATTATAGCATTTATTTTGTATGGTGTCAAGATAAATCTTGATTGTTTCTTCAATTTGTTCGGGTAACTCTATTAAAGAAACCGCCATCTTTCTTAACTCATAATCAACTTCTGTGTTAACTACTTCTTTTAGATTATCGCTAACCTCTTTACCTATAATCTTTTTCGATAATATTTCCAATGGATTAGTAACATTAATATATCTTTTCATATAAGGATTATATATTTTAACATTGGGGAAATGATATAATTGTTGTAGATCAGAATCCCTAGATATAATAACTATTTCGTGTTCACTATAATACCTACATACAACACTTATTATATCATCTGCCTCTAGAGCAACGGTTTGATTATTAAAATCTGACCGTAAACTTATAAAATAAAATGGGGTTGATTCATCTAGTTGTTCTCGTAACCTATTCATATTAGAATATTCTGTTTCAAAATCAATACCGGATTTTAATCTTAGTTCTGCTCTATTAGCTTTATAGTGCGGTGATATTGTCTTACGCCAATTTGTTGCAGTATGGTTATCTACACATACATATATTATATCGTTAAGACTTGCACCTATATTCTTTAAATCAGACAATAACATATTACAACATAACCAAGCAGAACTAATACTAGATTTAGCATAGATAGCTGTATGTATATAGTAACCCCAATCAACACATATTATTCTTTCTTTCATATCTGATCCGTTTCATCCAACGAAAATACAAATATTAAAACAACGCCAAGTAAAATACCTAATAATATTAAAAAAATAATTTCAATCATCTTGTTGCTCCGATAGTAATTTAATATCACTATTTAGTTCTTGTATTTCTTTTTCTAAATTTTCAATTATTTCTTTTAATTCACAACACGGACAATCTCTTAAATCAAATACAATATTACACTCATCACATATTTTCATAACATTTTATTCCTTTCATTACCATCGGTCATAGTAATCTTTTTTATCTATACCATAAAAATATCCGTTGTCTGGTTTATTAATAACACACATAACAAAACCAATAAAAATAAAGACTGTAGTAATTATTCCAATAATTGAAAACATAAACAGTATGATATTCATTCTTTATATTCCTCTTTATTTCTTAATAATATTAGTACTAGTTGTAGTGATACTAGTCCAATTGTTATACCGTTTAATAAACCAAGTAAATATATTGTTGTCATTTCTTCCCTTCCGTTCTTAATATTTCCATAGATAAATAAATGCAAATATAATAAAAACTTGTCCAAGTAACAAAAGATTAGACAATGCTATTTTAAGCAAAATTTCCATATCTATTTATCTCCTTCCGTTAGGATTTTCTTTAAGCCAAATATATTTGATTCTTCAGTTTCATTATCATTTAGTAAAATATTATCAATATACTCCACCGCCCTGTCGATACGGGATTGTTTCTCAGATAGCTGTTGTTCGTAATAGGTGGAGAGTTCGTTAAGCATATCAGCAATAGAACATTTAAAATGCTCCCAACCTCTATTACTTTCCCATTGTTTGTATATTGTATCCTCATATTTATTCTTTATTTCCTCAACATTATCGCTCATCGTCCACCCACTTTCGCTTCTCTAATCTTAATAAGTTTCTCAAGATTTTTCGCTGTTTGGTCGCTGTATACTGATGCACTGCTAACAATATCAAGTAAAACATCTAGCAGTAATGCCCAACTCTTTTCATCACGCACCTCGTTACATTTTTTTACAAATCTGTCGCTCATCGTGGCTCTCCTTTATCTTGCCGCACTTTTCACATTTATAGTATGAGAACCTCCCAGAAAAGGCTTGTTCTACGGAATGAAATATTTTAACCCATTTATGCTTACACCGTTTCACCTTACGCTTGGTCATGGGTTCTCCTTAACGTCTGGGAATACTTCCACAAATTGTTCACATTCTTCCATATCGCCCAACTTATACTCGCAACAGTATGCTTTAAAATGTTCGCACCATTGAGTCATAGTGTTTGTTCTATGCTTACATATCAGTATCATGTCCCCATCTCCTTTTCTATACGCTCCTTGATGTAAGTCATACGCTACTCCTTTAATTATTTATAAAGTCTAAAACAAAATTCCCATAACAACAAAAGTAACCAACTAACCAAGGGAGTGATAGTAAAATTATAACCACAGCTACAAACGCAATTAATCCACCTAACCAATCATCTCTATTCATATTCCAATCCTTTATTGTAAGAGCCAAGCATAACTAATTCGCCACCCTCTTATCACTATAACCACTTCGATTACAATGTAGGTGTTAATGACTTAGCTATTGTCAATACAGGTGTTACCCGAAGGCGTTATGCTACACCGATTATAATTTGTCGCCCGTGTTAATTCTCCAAATATAACCACCAGATGATTTTCTTTTACCCATCAAACAATTTGATATATTAGATATATCAGCACCACTACAAACCGATGCTGTTGAAATGCTTTCAAATGAATCTATATATTTACCATCAAGAGAAAATCTTTTTACTGATTTTTTCAAAAATCCACATTTCTTACCATGTTTTAAATTATGTAATTGATTTTCATAGCTAGAACACCACTCTAAATTTTTAATATTATTATTTGTTTTATTAAAATCAATGTGATTTACTTCTTTTTTATTTGATTTATTTTCTAAAAAGTGTTCTGCAACTAACCTATGAACATAAAATTGATGTCTTTTCCCAGATTTCATCAAAGTAACTTTGTGATAACCTTTTTTGTTAATATAACCAGTCATAAATCTTATACCGTATCTACAATTATGTTCTGTTATTACCTTCTTGATTCTTCCAAAGTTGCTAATTAAATATATCCCATTAAAATTATTTATGTTTTTCCAAATTTCGTTCATTATTTACTCCTTGACTTCCTACGTATAAATCCTTGAGAACCTTTTATAAATAAATATATATCCATCTTAAAGCCCAACCCCTCTAACGATGAATCTCCTTCTATAATTTCATTACCGTCAAGATAAACATATTCCTTCAACCCGTCATTGCCTTCAAATAAAAATGTGGACAGACCTTTATAATCGTTGGTCGCCAAGGTCTTATAAAACTTCCCCTTGTCATTCTCAAAAATAAGTTTTTTATGCGCGTTAATATCAAATGCCATAAGTACTTTCCCTAACTTGCCTCAATGCGTTTACAGTAGAACGCCACTACCACTTGCTATCATTTAACAATAAAAATATAAGCCAAAGATATTATGAAACCTAAAGTCATAGCTAATGTAATTGCATCGGGTAATTTCATATATAATTTTAACCTTTTTAATATAAGTGGTGGATAAGTATCCTTGGACATAAACTCCGACTACCTTATCTAGACTTTTACAAATCTATCCTCTTGGGATTTTTCAATAAAGTAGAACCTTTTCAACTTACCCACCACTTAATTTTATTTATTTCTTAGTGCTGTTAATTCATAAATAACTTGATCTAAAAATGAAACATCAAACGCAACTCCTTTCTTTGTTGGCAACCAAGTATTGCTTTCGGACAAATAGTATTCCCGGATGTGTACATAATCTTTTCCTTTATAATTAGATACTGAAACTTGAATCTGCGCTTTGTCATTCTTTTGAATTACCATACATTCTCCTTTGTTATTTATTTTTAGTTAAACACATACAATTTACTACATCAAATACTTCTTGACATAATTGTTCTGGAATTACTGATCTAAATTTTGCACCATTAATACCTTGTGTTCCTGTTCTACTCCCTCGTGGTGCTGATTCGTGACAACTATCACCGTTGTAACAAGCAGGTTTTGGATTCCAAGCATTACAGTTAGTCCATATATCAGTTGGTTTCATTCTAATATCACCATACTGACAATATGTTACTGTCTTTTTTGGTAACGATTTCATTATCGGTAGCGTTCTCATCATTCCTCGTGGATTTTCTATGAACCAATATGTTGGTCTAACCAAGTTTATTATCTCTAGTGTCTTACCTAATATTTTGTTGCCAACAACCGCCTCTTTAGATGGGTTCCCTTCTTTCCAATGTTTACCTACACTTGCAACACTAAATGTTGTGCAAGGTGGTGATGCCCATACGACATCAAAGAACTCAGTAAAATCCAACAGTAATATATCAGCGCATATATCGGGGTTAAATTGTTTATCAAAGTCAACTGTAACTACATCCCAACCATTTGCTTTAAAAATTTTCGATACTGATTTTGTCCCACAAAATAATTCTAATAGTTTCAAAGTTCCCTCACTTTGTTATGCTGCATAATAAAATTGTTTATCAATAAACTTTTTGTATCTAATATTGTGACTTGCTTTTTTTCTTATACTTGTAATGTTTAAATAATTTTCATATAATAATCTGTTTCTCCTTCCTGTAAATCTTTCTTTACCAAGCATTCGTTTTACTTTTAATAGCTCTAACTTTAATTCTAGTATCGCATTCTTTAATTCAGAATCAATAACCCTAATATTTAAACTATCACAATATGTTAACATTAAACCTAAACTTATTTTGCTTTCTGTTCTTATAAAATAAGTTAATTCTTTTCCAATCTCAGATATGACTAGCTTTTCATACTGCGGATTATATTCTTGTTTAAGTTTTTCTTTATAGTCAAATTCTTTATAAGTTGTTGTAATACTTGATGATATGAATACTGCTAAACAAAAATAAACTAATCTCATATTATAATCATACCATATTTTTTAGTTTTAATAATGCTTGCCTATAATGATAGAACACATTTTGTTTAGAACAGGCAAGACCATCTGCTATTTCTTCAAAAGTATTATTGTCAAATACTTTATTAATAACTATAAAGGCTTGTCTGAATGTAAGATTATCCATAAGAAAATCTTTCAAAGAGTTAAGAGAATCTATTCCACTTTTCCAAAAGTTTTCAATACTTGTAGCATTTAAATCATCCTTATTAATTTCTTTCTTTTTTATTTTATCTAATATTGTTTTCATCTTGGAATAGATACACAATAAAAGAAAACCCTGTGAATATAAATCTTCATCAATATTAATGGGTAATAGTTTTAAATAAACTTCTTGTTGAAAATCTTCATACTCATATCCTTCATTATGAAAGATGTATCTATGCTTTCTATAAAACTTATTAGTATAAATATTTATTTTTTTTAAAAGAGATTCGTCTGCTAAATTAAACTTCATATTAATCCTTCGGCTTTCTTCTCCTTGTAGGTTTAATCGAAATAGCTCCTTCAACTTTCTTGTCGTACTCTGCAAAGGATGCTTCTTGGTCAGGATCGACATATAACATTGTTGTTGCTAAACTTCGATGTCCTAATAGTTTTTGAATATGTCTTATGCTAACTCCTTGTCTATGTAAGTTATTAGCATATGAATATCGGAGTAGGTGGGGGTTAAATTTGTTGAGTGGAGAACCTTCCTTTAAGCTTTTAAAGAAATGATTCATTTCTCCTATTGTCATATTGAAAGCATTCTCTTTTTCGATGGGATCTTTTTCAAAATATTCTTTTAATAAATCAGCAACTGTCTTAGGAAACTTAAAGAACTTTGTTTCTTTAACTCGTCTAACTGCCTTGGGTTCTAGAATAGTTACAACTCTGTTAGTTAAATCAATTTCCTTTCTTTTAAGGTTTAGAAATTCATCTTTTCGTATTCCGGTATAGAACATAAACCATACAATAGCTTTAGATTTTTCGGGTATTATCCAATCAAAGCAAATAGTTGCTGTATCAACTATTCGGGACAACTCTTCAATTGAATAATACCCAGGGTGTTTTCTGTTTACCTTCAATAAACTAAATGACTTAACCATATTTAAAGTTGATTCGGGAATTTTATTTAGTTTAAATAGGAAATTTGCTAGATGTTTTATAGCTTTGATATAGTTATTAACTGTTCCTGTTTGATGTGTTTGCTTCAAGCTGTTTAAATATTCCATAAGAATGTTGTATGTAATGTCAGTGTATGATAGTTCTTTTTGTTCTAAAAACAGTAGGAAATTTTTGGTACGGACATAATAGTTCTTATCATACCCCGTAAATTCTAACTCAATCTGATATAGTTTTAAAATATCTTCCATAATAAACCCCCATTATACCACAGTTAATTTGAAATGTCAATCGGAATTTTCTCTTTGAGTTTATTAAGCATTGCCCTGCCCTCATCAGTTAATGTTCTTCCTCTTGGTGTTCTTGATATTAATCCATTCTTAAATAAGAATGCTTCCTTGTTTAGATAGTTCTTGTTTGATGTTCCTAAGAAAGAACAGATAGCTTGTATACCAACAATATTTGATTTACTAATACACTCCAATATTTTTAAATCATCTTTGGTATATCCATTGTCTAATACATTCTGATTATATAACGCTGATTGCACATTACCATCAAGATAATATGTTGATCTTAAATAAGATATAGCAGTTCTTGGAGTGTTTCGTGCATTCCTAGAAATGATTTTATAAATAGATTCACAATCACCTGTCAAGTCATTAAATTCGTGGGCTTTAAGCTGCCTTAAAATCTTTATTATATCATCTTCTGTATAACCATCTAGCTGAACTTGTAATGGAAACCTTTGAACAAAGGGTTCACATTTCTCAATCATTTCTCCATACTCAGTAGTGCATCCTATTAATGTGAACGGTGTTAAAGCCTGCCCATTAAAACTAAAGTCTGTTAATATTGTATACATTTTTTCAACAACCATTCTTTCTAATGCGTGGCATTCATCTAACACAAATATACCACCGTCTAACTGACGAATAGCATTAACAAAGAACTCAATCGTTGGAATGGTAGTAGCAATACACTCATAGTAGTGTGTGTTTACTCTTCTAGCATTAGCAAACTCTTTAGCAAATATTCTTGCTAAAGTTGTTTTGCCACATCCTGGCAACCCCGATATTAATAAATGTGGTGGTTGTTTTTTTCTTGCTATCACTCCTTTAATATAGCTCTGTAATAAAGTCTTTGCTTTATGTTGACCTATATATTCATCAAAAGATTGTGGAGTATAGTGAGTTGATTTTTTATCAACATCATTATATTCTATAGAAGGAAAACAATCATCAGATAAATTAAAAATATCAGTTGGTTGTTTTTTTAACCATTTGCCAACCAACCAAGCAAAAAATATAACAAATAATACAACTTCCATAGTAACTCCTTATAAACTAAAGGGTTCTAAATCTCCACTAGATAATGGTCGTTCCATATTTGGTAGTTCAACTACCAAATCTGTTGCTAACGAATCCTTAATTAGAGTATCAAAATCTTTGATAGAACAATTATCATCGTTAATTACTGCATTAGTAATCTTATCGAGAACATATTCTATCCCATATGTTTTTAATGCTAACTTAATTATTGAAAAAAATTTATGTGGATTTATTTTGTTTGGATATTGAAACGGCATATTATTTTTTCCTTTCATTTAAAAAGTACATTATACATCCTTCTTATTAAATAGTCAATAACATTTACAGTAACCGCATTACCAAGACACTTGTATCTCTGTGTATCACTTACCTTCCCATTAATTCCATAAGCTGTCCAACCATCAGGAAAACCTTGTAGTCTTTCGCATTCGGTTGGTGTTAATCTTCTTACTCTAAAGTCCAGTTGTCCTTCGCTTTTTGTTGCAACACCGTGAATATCTTGCCCCGTTAATGTAAACATATCATCACCATCTTCTTTGAACCTTCTACCATTCTGCCGTTTTTCTAATCTATCGGGTGTAATACAAGGGATAGCATAAAGCCCTGTCTTTGCTCCGTGTCCACCACCCAAACCTTTAAGAGTAGATGAACACCCATCAGTTGTTCTTACTCTTTGGGCATCTGCAAGTCTTTGTGACTCTTCAATAAATCGTTGGCTCCCATCCCCCCAACCTTTAGCGCACTCATTGTTTCCGTTGGTTCGTGGAACTTCGCTTGGAATCCGTTGCCCTTCTCCTTGTTCCTCTGTGTGTATTCCATCAACCGTTTCACATTCTGTTCCGATAGGAAATACCGTTCTTCCACAGAACTCTCCAAGATATCCGACAATGAACACTCTTTCCCTATTTTGTGGAACCCCGAAATTTTTGCTGTTAAGCACTTGCCACTCCACGCAATACCCCAATTCTGTAAGCGTAGTGATGATTGTTTTGAAAGTGTTTCCACTGTCGTGAGATAACAATCCTTTAACATTTTCAAGTAGAAAATATCTTGGTCGCTTTTCTTTAAGACACCGAGCGATTTCAAAGAAGAGTGTGCCTCTTGTGTCGTCAAATCCACCTCGTTTACCTGCGATACTAAATGCTTGACAGGGGAATCCACCGACAAGCAGGTCAAATTCGGCAACATTTCCCCATTCGATTTTTGAACAATTTCCATAACTTTTATGCCCCCCAAAATGTTTTTGGTAGATTTGGATTGCATACTTATCAATCTCAGAAAATCCCACACATTCCATATCTACATTTGATTTTTTTATCCCTAGTTCAAACCCACCTATCCCACTAAACATTGAAAAGTATTTCATAACCATCACTTTCTACTGATACCAAAACATTATAAGCTCAATCAGTTTGCGTTTTGTTTTTGGTTTATAACAGTTGCTCCCACCTTGTTTGTTGTAATAGATTGCATACAGTTGATCCTTACCCATCTTTGAAAAATTTCTCCTATGCTGTTGAGTTGATATAATAGCTTCAATACTCATATTATTTTCTCTTTTTTAATTTTAATGATGATAAATTTTTCGTTCTGCGATTATATGCGGTTCTACATATGCAACATCTGCAATACCTTTCAGCATATCCTTGGCGATTGCAAGTGCTTTCTCTTCGGTTAATGCCTTGACCACAATCGGGTGAGTTATGACGAGATAAGAATTTTCTTTAGGCTCTAAACTTTTTAGTATTTCTTCAAGTGCTACTATCACTACAGTTAATCTACTTTTTAAATCATCCATTACATTCTCCTTTTAAGTTCCTATTAGTTTAGCTATTCCACAATTTATTTCTTCAATGTTACCACCATAATATTCAAACCGTTCTTTAAAACTGTAGCCATCTTGCTTTGGAGTACGACCTTCATTATAACTTTTATATGTTTCTATATAACAACCCATAACAAGATTGTATGCTCTACTTTTTGTACTATCGTAGGCAACAATACCATATCCAAAAACTTCGGGTAACTCACACTTATATAGTTTGCCCATATTTTCTCCTAGTTTATTTTAAAGTTACTCCAACAGATGGATGTTCTATTACTTTATTCTTTATATAGTTTCCTATATGTAATTCTAAATTATCTAAAAAATCTTTTGATACCCTTGTGAATCTCATATTGCGTTGGGCTTTTGATATTTCAAGGGCATAAGTTTTACAGTTCTTTTTATTTATTAACATACTCATCCCCTAATCAATTAGTATAAAACTGTTTGATAAGTTTATTTCATCGTTGTTACAACCATCTTGAAAATCTTCTAACGAATAAACAGTGTCAAGTCTTTTAGCCTCTTCTTTTATTTCTCTATATTTACCTAGATGTTCTAATATTCTAAAATCAATATCAGATGCTGAGCAATTAATAATATAAACCTTTGTTTCTTTTTTCATATACCCCCCTTAGTTTCCACGAAAAGCAACATTAATTGCATCGGGTTTAAAACAAAACAACGCATTATCAACTATGTGTCTTGCTAGAACAGGAAACTTTTTCTTTCGTGGTTTTAATCCCGTAAGAATATACCTCCGACCACCAAAACTAAATTCTTTATCGAGATATTCTTTCTTGAGATTATATAAGTCACACAAATCTAAATAGTTTCTTCGTTCATTTGTTTCTACAATACCGCTCTCGTTGATAACATTAATTGAAATCTTAGGCTTGTAATAACTAACATCAAAACTTCCACCATTAAAATTTACTTTAACACCATACTCTGACTCTAACGGTTTTAAAAGTTCTTCCACACGATTCATTAATTTGTTAGCGATAGCACGATTAACACTTGTTATTTTCATCTTGTTTCCTTTCTTTTGGTTTATGATATTAAAAAGCAATATATACTACAAATAAACAAACTAGTAACGAAATTATAATAGCTAATCTATTAAATTCGTTTTCATATTCTCTACTGTGTTTTATTTTACCCATCAATCCTCACTTTCTATTCTGTTTCTGTGATAAATTATTTCTATTCCGGCACACTCAAGTAAAGATTCAAATGTCATATCGTAAGGTAATGCACAATCATCATCTTCTAAAAGATAATCAACTGCTGCCTCAATACACTTTTCTTTTGTTGGTGAATTTCTACCTGTGTTTAAATATCTGTTGCATTGCTTGTCATATGCACTATACATTTTTCCTCCTACCAACTTGATTGATAATATAACGAATAACTTTCGGGTAAAGTTAAACAGTATTCACATATTTCTATGGTTTTATTTACTGCCTCTAAATAATATTCATCATAGTCACCACACCCAAAAAAGAATCCTGTTGTTGTGGGTAATAATTCCTCTGCTACTGACGAATTTTTTATTACTTTCCCATCTACTAAGTTTGGTATTTGTTTACCTTTACTAATGGTATAAGATGAAAGAACCTGCCCTTTAACAAGTTTACAATTTCTTGCTACAGACTTACACACATTTAAAAGATTTTCAATATCTTTTTTACTAACATAATATTCCTCACAATCATCTTTACCGTTTTGAACATTATCAACAAACCACTTATGAATGTGGTTTGCTTTGCGCCAATACCCAACCTCAAATTTTACTTCAACACTCGACAAAGAATCGGTTTGTCTTAGTTCGGGAAATAAAATTCTAACCTGCTTAACTAATTCGGGATTGCTAAATGATCCACAATATCTTGAAGCTTTTAAATACATATCTAAACCCATACTAACTCCTTTCTATTTATTTTTTTCTTTCTCTAGCATATTACAACAAGCACCACAATGTTCATTCACACTATCATTATCACAAGTGTGTATTGCATAGTTATCTTCTTTGTAACCGCAGTGTTTACAGGTTAATACATTTGTCATTTTATCCCTATGTTTTTTGCACATAGAATCACCGTTAATAATATCGGGGCATCCACAATCAATACAGATATGAACACCACATCTAGTGCATACATCAAACTCAGGGTGCTTATCAAAATATAATACTTTGTTACAATATTTGCAGTGTATTTTCTTACCCATATATCACATACCCTGCTCTTCTAATCTCTATACCACTATCCAATAGTTTTCTTGCTTCGGGTGTTACATCAAAGACACCCACAACATCAAAGAATACCCCTTCAACATCATCATACCTATCCCCCTCTTCAGAATCGTGATACATTATTTCTAATTCTAACTTTGTTTTTTCTTCAAAGTCATCACGCATTCTATTATAGAGAATAAGTGTTTGTTCTGTTTTATCTGATTGCATAAAATCAATATCATAAACCATAAATTTTGCAAAGTTTTCTAATTCATCTTCGGTAAGAGAATTAAAAAAATCTTCTGCTGTTTTTCCTACAACCTTGATAATATCTTCTTTAGAAATTACATCTGCCCAACAAGCATTCGCACCATACCCCATTTTAATTTACCCCCTTATTCATCATTAGTTAATACTACTTCGGCTATTTCATCAGACGGTGCGACATCTTCTACAAGATAGAAAGCATCTGATAAATCATCTTCTTCTAAGTTGTAGATTCTGTCGTCTTTTAAAGTAACTCTAATCTTCCACATTTTTCTCTCCTTTGTTTTGGTTGTTGTTTGAAAACTCTTTCTTAATAAATTCCCAAAATTCTTTTCTAACAAAATTAGCAAACTCTTCTTCTTCAACTACTAAAAAATCTTTAACTAATTTTTCTCTGTGAGTTTTAGAAAATAAATCTAACATCTCATTATAATTTTTTCTATTCATTGTTAAGCATCACCCCCATTGTTTATATGTTCGTGATATATTTTTTGTAGATGAGATATTACTACAGGAATATCTCGATATTTTAAATAAAACTTTTGGTCGGTTGGTATTATGGTTTTAATGATAGCAAAGATGTCTGTAGTTTCAATGCAACATTGATTATAATTACCAAACTCGTATTGATACTTTGGTTTATAATTTTTACATTCATTACAATTCATTTTTTGTTTTCCTCCTCTTTAGATAAACAATTTTCACATACTAGCATTTTTATTTTATCTCCGTTTAGTTTGTTAATTACATATTTTCCGTTGCAGAATAATTCTCCCCATATACTAAAATCTTTTCCACAAGAATCACATTTCATAACTACCTTTCATTTAAACAGTTAATAATTGGTATGCTTTTTCCCTAAGAACTGCACCACTACCCAACAATGATGCATACTCTCTATTAGATTCTTCACCTTTAGTTGAACGATAATGATCCACATATTCAGTAACAGCATTAAATATTTTCCATCTAGTATCTTTTAATTCTCTATGACCAATACCATCACTCACTAATCTTGCTATAGATTCCTTTGCGTTTAGAGTTCGTGTTGTTGTTTCCTCAATATCAACCACATTCAATAAGCTATTTAAAAAACTATCAAGCTCTAAACTGTTAAACTGTTTAGATGCCATATACTCAAAGGCTTCTTTTTGCGCTTGAAATACTGCTCTATAGTGAGCAAAAACTTGTTTTGCCTCATCAATTTTAATGCGATAATTTTTAGTATGTTTAAACTTACACCAAATATTTTTCTTACTGTTAAGCACATTCTGACATAACACCCTTTGATTTGTTCCAATGATAAAGGTGCTATGAGTTCCATTGTGTGATGTTAATACATGTAGATGTGTAGAAATTTCTTCACCTGCAATTCTATAATCCATAGGAACATCAGCTAATATCTGCACAATAGCACCATTCTTATATGACCTTGCACCCGAATATTTCGCCATACCACTACCAACAATCTCATCAAGCAATGATAAACTCTCGTGGTTTTGCACAATCTCATAACCTTTTTTTGCTACTTGAAAAACATTCCTGTTATCCTGTCGTAAGATTGCCTTATAATCTTTTAATTCAGCACCCTCATTGTCATAGATTGGCTCACCTATAACAGTAAAGTTTAGTCCGTGCTTTAACAGCACCTCACTCGCAGTTAATAATTCAGTTGTCATTTTTTTCTCCTTTCTTAAAAGTTTTTACATAACATTTGTTTGAATTTGTTCGCATTAAATTTTGGTAAGTGCCTTAAAAATTTTTCGTTAACCCATTCCTTGTTTGAAAGTGTTCCAACATTAGTATTGTATCCGATAAAAGGTTTTAAATCTTCATCTTTTAATCTTTCATCACTAATATTTAAGAGTCTTTCCCTTGCAATTATAATTGGAATTGATTCTTCGGTAATTGCTTGAACACCACAACTCATTAATATAAAGGGAATAAAATTGTAAGCAACTTTTTTTTCTTCTGCTGATAAATTTTTACATCTTGAAAAATCATAATGTAAAGCCATTTGTTCTCCTTTCTAAATTTTAGGTATATAACCACACCCCTCATATTGACGGGCATCATTTAACTTTGCTTTTATACTATCTTCTATTCTCGAACAATCCATACATATGGTTTCATTTGTAAACCAACTCATAGTTCTAATGTATAAATCTTTTCCACATCTATCACATTTAGTTTGTGTAAAAAATGTATCAGGTTTCATTGCTTTTTATCCCTTTGTTTAAGAATCATATAACATCATACTCCGTTTTGTCAACAACAATTTTCGTTAGAGTATTAAGGTTAATCATCTTGTAAGATTTGCTTGACATTTCAAATACACCAAGCAACATTTTGTCAAGTGGTTTGTATTTTAATTCACCACCTTTTAAATATTTCTTTACCCCCAATCTACAATTCATTTTTCGTAATGAGTTGTCTTTCTTAAAGAAAAAAGCAGTAAAGATTTTTCCTTTAGTCTTAATTAGTTTTACATAAGCTTCTAGTCTGTTAATTGTTTTCATTTCTTCTCCTCTTTTATATTTAGTTCTTCGTTTTTATACATAAACATTAGCTCATTACTATTAAGATATTCCTCACAAAATATATTTCTTGCTTCTGCTGCAGATTCTGCCTCGATATGCACACATTCATATACTCTTGTTTCGGAGTATTGTAAAATATAATTTTTCATAAGACACCTATACCATAATACTGCTTACACTCATATCACATTTAACTGTGATGTCGTGTGCTACTTTATTTTTTGATAGTGGTTGACCTTTAACTGTATAAACAACTGTTTTGTTTTCAACCATTCTCCCACATTCTTTTGTTTTAATATGGGATAAAACATTAGATAAAATTTTGTTCATCATTTTCATCTCCTTTTTTTTCATCATCATCTATGAACGGTTCAGTTAATTCAATATACTTTAATTCTTCAGGATAATGTTCGCACTCTAAACAATTAGATGGATCACACATCTCACCCGTAAACGGACACTTAACTAATGCCATAGTTTTTTCTCCCCCTTCTTTTAGATACTATTTTCTAAGTTTTCTTGTGCTAAATAAATACATTCAGCTAAATTATCAACAGAGTTTTCTATATCGTTTTCCCACCAAGAACAATATATAAAGTTTCTATTATAAAGATAACCTTTATTAACTAAATTTTTTGTAAGATCATCTCTTATAGTTAATGCAACTATTTCTCTAACCTCTTCTCTCGTTAGCATAAGTTACCCCCTTAATTATCTATATGTTCTTTCCAATTAAAGTAAAATCTTGGCATATGAGTAAACTCAAAGCTACCTTTTTGTCCATCTGATTTCCTTCTTACTACTACAAACGGAGCTTGAAATCCCAACACATAATAATCCCTCGTTAATTCTTCTGTTGTTAATTTTTCTTTTTCCATAGTAACTATCCTTTTAGTGTTTGTATTGTTATTGGTTTAGTTCTTTTTATTTTACATAAGCTACATATCCTACAGTTTTTCTTACAGTATGGTTTTGATTTATCAATCTTCTTAACTACTTTAAAAGCACTCATACCTTTTCTTTTAAAATTACTTGTTAGTATGTTAAGATTTTTTGGTGTGCTTTTTAAGTTTAAATCTTTGCGGTGTGTGTATGTATAAAAGCTTATTGATGGATTTTTTCGTGCAATATCTTTTACTTTACTAACACACTCTCTACTGTGAAAATCACCCGACTCATTAAACCTAAAAAACTTTATAGGTTTCCTTAATCTTTTTAGAATAGCTTTTAACTTATCTGAAAATTCATTAGCACTAATATTGATCCAAAGTTTTTCTTGTGTTGTTCTATAATTTATACATATATCTTTATACTGTAGTTCAGGTTGTCTAGCATAACAAGCTTCATTCAATTTACATAATCCTAATTTTCTACTAGGACAGTTAGTATAGCTACCCATATTAAATATGAAAGTATCTTTACCAATTTTTTTATTGCCCCTTTTGAGTAAACTCTTAAAGCTTCTCTCCATATTTTTACCCCCCAATTATTACATTTCTTTGTATACAACTACCGCTTGTCTAACTGAAACTGCGTTATTATTCACAACAATTACACCCCCATCATTTCTATCTTCCCCATACCATTCTACTCTACCATTAACTATATATCCTCTAGGCTTTAAAATTCTGTTGATTATATATTTAATCCACTCTACATAGTTGTAGAATTTTTCACCACCATCCCACTCTATTGTTTGTTTATCTTTTTGTATTAACCATTGACACCATAATCCCGGCTGAGTAGATGGTGGTGTATTATAATCAATAATATCGGGAGTATGTTTCTGTCCAAAATCCTCCAAATCTTCTACATAAAATTCTCCATCAACTCCATACTTACTATCTACTCTTCGTTTCATTCGTCTTGTTGTTGCTAATCCTCTTAATAGTTTATATGTTTCATCATCAACAGGTTTATCAATAGTAAATTTTCCCTCAAAATCTGTAGAGTATCCCATTACTTTTTCCCCTTTCCAATTCTTTTAATTCTTAAATTATCTTCTATGAATGTTGCCTCATCTTGTTGCGTATCATATACATGTTCAGCAAAAAATTTATCTACAATATTTTCATCATCATCTACATCTATTGTTGCCTCATAGTTTAAAATAACATTATACTTCATATCAATTCTCCAACTGTGGTGTTGATAAATAATAACCAACGATTAAATTTTTTCCCATTTTTATTGATGCTTTATATAAATCCTCAAATCCTTTTCCAAAAAACTCATCTGTTAATTGTTGTTTATCTAATTCCTCTGCATATATAGGACAAGCAGAGATTTGAAGCTCCCTATTTCGCATAAAAATTCACCCCCTTTTGTTCACTATTACATCCCTCATCACAATAATGTATATCAGCAATACCGTGATAAAAATTACCGTGTTGGTCAGTAAATGTTACTGCTATTTCAATAGTATCTTCAACTACTGCATTTAATTCCCAATGTTCAAGGTTTAATTGTATGCTCATTTCCCCCCCTATTTAATTTTTCTAATGCTTTATAAAAACATTGATAACATAAAGCCACATATTTACTGTCTTTTGAAACTATTAAATAATCCTCTAATGTAAGGAATTGAGTTTCAAATTCTAGCCAATGTAATTCCCAAGTCAAATCAATTATTCCGCACTCGTCACAGCAATTAAGTTCAGCATTTCCTAGTTGATTAATTACATCATCAGAAAGTTCGCTAATATTTTTTCCAATTAGATTATGCAGTTCATGTTTTTCCATATTATAATTCCCCCTCAAATTCACAATCGCCTGTTTGTCTAATACATTTTCTTATTTTATTTCCTAACTCTAATCTAGCACATAATTTAAATAATATCTTGCCTTTCTCTTGTAACGGCAAGGGAATATTTCCCGATTTAATAATCTCTTTATAGTTACCGCCTAATCTTTTTAAATCTTGCCAAGTATCTGTTATGGTTGCATTTATATCCACCAAATCACTCCCATCAAAATACCAATTAACTTTTGATTGATTTTCTCTGCCGCCAAAAGATGTAACATCCATACTATTTTGAACAGCAAACCAATATTTTCCCTCATCGCCATTACTTAAATAATAATATCTACCCATTTTTATTACCTCTTTTTTTATTTAAGAATTTTAAAATATTTTGATAAACACATTCGCTACAATTTGAACCATAAAAATATACTTCGGTTTCAGATAAATTTCTACTACATCTACAACAAATATTAACGGTTTTTTTACATGTATGCATAATAATTATACACTCCTTTTTATTTTAAAAAACTTATTAAATACTCTAACCCCACAGGTTTCATAATACTCCAAACCTAAATAAATTTTATAGTATTTTTTCCCATCATTTAATATTTTTTTAAATATATATTCGTCACCTCTTTGGTATCCTTCTAACCCATTAGAGCAACGAGGTTCATATACACATTCACAAATTCCCGCATCCAATAGTGTTCTCATATTTTTAAAACCTTATTTCGTTGTATAATTTATCTAGTAATCTTTGCCCATCACAATCAGAACGCAGATATTCCTCACCATTTTTAAATCTTTCTGCCCACTCTAAAGCATACCCACTTTTACATTGCGTTGTTTCTCCAATTTCTCCTCCCCATCTTGCTCTCATATAAGCAACATATAAGTTAAACAATCTACCTCTTAATCCCGCTTGATATGCAACATCTTCATACATAATTTTTCTCCTATTGGTTTAGTTTTTCTAATTTATCTAATGCCTCTTTCAAATCTTCAAGAATAATTTTTCCTTCGGGTAATTCAAACCAATAGCCACTACCCTCATACTCATATAGTTTGTCCTCAAGAAAATCATCATCTTTTAAAATCTTAAATGAAACCCCACACGAACTATCAACTATCATAAACAGTTTAAATTTTTCCATGTTCTCTTACCCTTTCATAATAACCATCATTAGTAATTTCTATTCCAAACTGTTCAAAGTCTGCGCTATCCATATAGTATAGCATTTCAATTAACAAATCTTTTTCAACAATACTTAAATCCATCCACCAATTAACTACTTTGTCCTCAAGATTTTTGTTTATAGACATAATGTTTCACCCCAATTCTGTGCCTCACAAATTTTATCTACATTCATTGCCGATATTGGTTTCCAAAATTTATCTCGTTCAACTTCAAAACATTTAATCCTTAATTTTTCTAACTCATCAAAGCTTATATATCCCCACTCTGCCATAGCATAATCGCCATTTAATATAGCAAATCCAAAGAACAATTTTTCTTCGGGAGAATATTCACACACATACCAATCGCAACCCATAAGAAAGAAATGCATATGTATTATTTTATTTTTTGGATCGATCTTTTCCGTTTCATATAGCTTAGGAATTTTTGCTAATTGTTTTTCAGTTGGTTTCCCCCACATATTCAACTCCCTTTGTTTTATATCCATATTTTTTTGCATCTTGTTTGATTAGTTTATAGCAATAATCACAGAGCAATAACTTTTCATACTCAAACTTGTTGTATTTAATTGTTAATTCATAGCTAATTTCCCCATTATAACAACCACCATTAGCCAATCTTCCATTATTATTTTCACACTTATTCTTATTGTTGTAACGCATACATACCCCTTACATATTAGTTAAGTAATGGATTAACTCTTGCTTTTTATCTTCCATATAAAGCTCATATATTTTTTCTTTGTTTGCGTGTAATTTATCTAACACATAAAACTCTTCTTTGGCAGATTTTCTATTCAATTTTTTCACCAATATTTTAAATGTCTTATCGCCAAACAATGAGTAGCTTTCCATAACATACCCACCTCTATCTTGTTTTTCTACGATAGCAAAGTGAATATAAATTCCCCTACCTTCTGCGCCACCTGTAAAATAATTAATTCCACCCTTATGATAACACACTTTAATCTTTGCATATTTACCATCAGAATTTTTTACATAGTATCCATCTTTAAACAATTCAATTTCTAACTCTGTTGTTTGCATAGTATTCTCCTTATTAAGTTGTTGGATATACTGTTGGGAAATTTTCCTTGAATTTTTTTCGACACTTTAAACACATCTGTCTAGTAAAAAACTTACAAGCTTTTTTAATTGGTTTAAATGTAGCATTACATATGCAGCATTTTTTTTCCATATACTTTCTCCCTTAATAGATAGGGTTGAGTGATGTAGTGTTTATTGCAAGGTTTAATACTCAAATGTATTTTTTAACCCAAACTACACCACTCAACTATTTTCTATATCAATCAAGCCTTGAGCTTGAGTAGCATTTAATGTTATATTTTCCCAACACTTTCGCAAAGGCAGAAGCCCAAGCTTCTTTTCTAGTTATGCTTTGATTAAATAAACTGCACCATATAGAATATCCACCGCCATAACTTTTTCCCTCAACAATGCCATTCTTTTTTAACCATCTTGCAAATGGTTGTGTTGCAGGGGAAACTACAACCCACGCAAACCCACAAGCACCTTCGTCTACATACCATTGTTTTCCCCCAACAATTCCCTCGCTAACTATCATTGGTGTTGGTATAGCATTTTTTCCTGCCTCAATTCCTGCATTCATAGCCTCATCATATATCGCTTTATAATCAACGGTTTCAGTTTTAACTTTTTTCACCTGCCTAATTCCCTCATATAATTTAGGATCAAATTCTTTTCCTGCTTTTAAATCCCCAATTAATTTTGATGCATCATCACACGATAGATTACAATTTCTCACATCCCAACCTGTCATACAGAATATTGCCCAAGTCTGTCTTGATGTTGCCTTATTTAATGTTAACATTTTTTTCCCCTTCCTTTGTGGTTATTAGTTTTTCTTTCTTAACTAATCCGGAACCTTTACACATATTACATACAGAATTTTTCTCATATAAACTAGAACCATACCCATTACAATTAGGACATTCCACATACCCATACTTTTCAGGATTACACATTACTTCAAAGTCCAACATTTTTCCCCCTTCTTTTAATTGTTAATAATGGTAACACTCATATATTTTTTTCCCCACTTTAAAGCTTCATTATGACTTGGCATATATATATCAATATGCTTTATATGATTATTTTTGTCGCCAAATAAACTTTTCGCACCTCTATCCTCAACGGTATAAATTTTTCCCCCAATCAAAAGCTTTGTTTTAAATGGCAACCAATTACAAGCAACCGCACCATCATACACTTTTTTTCCACTTGCCATCAATCCATATGCAGGATTATTAGGTTTTTTCCCACAGCATTTTTCACAAGCACAATATGCAGTTAAAAGCCACTTTTCGTTCAATTTTTCTGCAAAACAATTCCCACTAATAAAAACAAACAACAGCATCCCTGCAATAATTTTTCTCATAACAAACTCCTTTAAAATGAGAATGTTATTAATTTTTCTAGTATTTCTTGTTTTTTATATTCTTTGTTTTTTTTCTTATCAAAAATTCCCTCATATTTAGGATCGATCATATGATGTTTTTTTCCACAACCCATTTTTGAGTAAATATAGCAACAAAACAGAAAAGGAATAGCAAATAATGCGCCCATTTTTTCCCCCTTAATTTACTGCTTAATTGTTCTATTGATGCAGGTTAAATAAAAAGCTATATCTGCAAATTTTCCCTCAATAATATGAACTAATAAACAAATCGCATACATATACAATTTTTTATATTTACTCATTTTTTTTCCCCTCACTTCTGCCTTATAATTAAGGCAAATTTTTTTCCCCACAAAAAGTCCCACTAATAGCTTTTCTCACACCCCCGCCCACCCGCACACGATAGTAAATATATAATAGCTAGTATAGACTATACATAGTAGTTAATAGATAGTATTTATTTAAGTAAATAATATTTATGATATTATTATGAATTGAACGCACACACGCACACACGCACACGCACGAATATATACTATAAATATATTATAATATAATATAGGTATACTATACACTTATTATAGACGCAAAAGCAATGCCAAACCTTGCAATATGTAAAAAAATCATATTGAAAAGTGGCATTGTTATTGCTTAGTCTTTTGCCTTTTCAATTAACTTGAATGCCTCTAAACTCGCATTTATATCGTCAATCTCTGTCATCTCTATTGAGTGAGCAATCGCTTTTGAAAGCGCCTCTCTGTAGACTTTATAGCACCCTCTAACCACTTGATATGACAGCGAGTCATTCTCTCGCTTGGTTATACCCTCGCAGAGTGCGAGATACACTTCACTCACAAAATCGTCAAGTGTTAATGCGTTAGCGAGTGTATACCCTCGTTTATTCGTGAAGGTTTCCTCTCTCTGCGCCTCTATATACTTTCGTATTGACGGCTTTTCATTCTCTCTTGCGAGTGTTACTCTTGCACTCTTGCCCCCACGATTACAAAGCTTGAAATACATACCTGTTGCAATACTCTTGAAGGTTGCGAGATGTTCATTTGTCAATCGAATTTTAACCTCTTGCACCTCTTGCACCTCTTGCAATGTTCTTTTGCTTTTCGATACGGCATCATTGACAAGCTGAAAAAAAAGCTCTCTGCCTTTCGTTAATCTTTTCATTCTCGCAAGGTGCAATAGTTCTTTTAAATTGCATTGACTCATTAACTCGCTAAACTCTCTTGCCTCTCGCTCTCTTGTGTTATTCATTGCCTGCTCCCTTCATTTTAAAAAACCGTTATTGTAAAAGAACAACGGCATTTTATAAAAAAACCTTTAGCGAGTCAATAAAAAAAGCGAGAGAGTAAAAAACACTCTCTCGCTCTCTCTATTGTGAGCTTAAAAAACAAAATCATTCAAAGTTATTTCATCAAGAACAAGCTGTTCTTTTACACTCTTAACTCGCAACGCAACCTCAAATGTTTTACCATTGATTTCAACATAGCTTTTACTGCCACCACTCAACCATTGAATGCCACAAGCATCTATGAATGACTGACTCGGTTGCATCTCTGCAATTAACTTGCCGTTAACCACTTTCGCATTGATAGTGTTGATGTCATTCAATGCTTTGATTGCCTGATTGCGCTCTTGTTTTTCTCTCTCTGTCATTTCAGTTCTTTTCATTGTCTTTTGCCTTTCGTAAAGGTTGTTATTGTGAAGTGCTTTTGCACCTCTCACAATAGAACTGAACGCAGCTATCACCCACAAGCTCGAAAGGTGCTATAAAGTGTTGAGAATAAAAGAGTTATAACAATATGCAGAAAATTTAAAATAATCAAAAAAGAGCTTAACTCATTGTAAATAAAAGAGTTATGAAAAGAGCAACATCTAAACTCAATGGAAATTATTATAGCTTTTAATAAAATGCAAATGGTATGCCAAAAAAAGGTTGGCATAGAAATTGCAGTATCTTTACAATATGATATTTTACTCTATGGTATGATAGTCTACCTTAGACTATAATATCATATCACTAGTAATACCATACACTTACAATATAATATCATATGGTATGGTATTATTACGCATACTTGTATATTATATAGATCACACTACCACACTAAAGACCTAACAACATACATATCAATCACTTACAACAACACAAACAATACTAGTAAGCTACTAGTAGTTGAATCTCACTAGTAAACTTTCCGCTACTAATCAACTTAATTGATACATTAGAACTGTTGGCTAGTAAGCTAGGTTCACTCAGGAGCTATTATAATATAATAAGTGGGGCTTGGGTAGTTTTTAGCACGATAGTTAATCCTAGGGCATTATATGCTTAATAAATGGGTGGGTGGAATTTATCGGATAACTATTAATCTTTTTAAATATAATTAAAAATAATGCTTGACAATTGTTAAAAAATAAGTATAATACATACTAATGATATTTAATAAATATTTTATGGAGTTAATGTGTGGGCGAAAAATTAATAAGTGTATTATGTATTGTTAAGAATGGTGATACTTTTTTAGAGCAGGCTTTGGGTAGTGTTCGTCCTTATGTAGATCAGGTGGTTGTTGTGGATAATAATTCAACGGATACTACTGCAAGTATTGCTCGTAAGTTTGCTGATGTTTTTATTTGTAAGGACTATACCTCTCTGTTTTATGAGAATAAGAAAGAAAAGACTACTGAAGATAAAGTGCGTGTTAATCAGAAGAATGATGGTCTTAAGCAAGCAGTGGGTAAGTGGGTTTTAGTTTTAGATGATGATGAGGTTTATTCGGAAGAGGATATGCTTAGATTTAAATATCATGCTAAACATTATGATGGGGTTCAGCAGCGGATTTCTTTTATGCATTTTTGGAAAACCCCTTATCAACATATTACCGGGTTTGTGTGGAAAAATTGTCCAGAAAGATTCTATCATAGAATTGATGGTATGTTCTATGATAAGAAAGAAGATGCTGTTCAGCGTAGTTGTGGTAAGTTTGATTGGGAGTTTGGTATTGATCAATTTCCTAAAGTTAAATGCTTACATTACTCTTATTTAAAACCATCTGAATTTATATTTAATAAAATTAAATCGTATATGATTAAAGGTAGCCCCTATACAACAGAAGAACAAATTGTTAGAGCAATTTTACGACACCCTTACTTTTCTAATAACTTTAATCATAATATGGAGGGTAAGGATGGGGTGTTTTTTGCCGGAAGTAAAAAGGGTTATAGAGATAAATTAGTTAATTGTGATTTAAGTGTTCATCCAGATTTTATGATTAAAAGATTTAAAGAACTTAAACTATTATGAAAACTATAGTTATAGATATTGATGATGTTCAGGATAAGTATATAGAGCAAATTGATAAGTTAGTTAAGTTAAATAAGTTAATTCATAATATTAAGTTTACTTTGTTTTATGTTCCTAATCTATTATCTCAAGAATCTAGAACTTATATAAACTTGTATAAAAACTTTTTAGAATTGGTTCCTCATGGGCTTAATCATACTCTTTATGAGTGTAAAGATTTAAATTATGACGATAGTTTTTATTTATTGGGGTTAGTTAAAAATAAAACTAATGGGTTTAAAGCACCTAACTGGTTGGTATCACAAGAGTTATTAGAATGTATTAAAGATTTAGATATGTGGATTGCTGTTCATCCTAAGCAAGAACAATTAGCTAAAGAAATTGGTTGTAAGTATTATTGTTATAATAGTTTAATTACGGCTCCTTTTGATAAAGAACTTACTAAAGCCACTGGGCATATTCATATTGATTGCTATCACGATGATATTGATTCTGCATGGTATAATTTAATTAAGCTAGTTGATATGAAAAATGTTGAGTATAAGTTTGTTAGTGATTTTTTTTAAGCGTATTAAGTATATATAGTTATAAACAAGTATAAACAAAATGTACGGGAGAAATTATGGGATGTGGATGTAAAGGTAATAAGAAAAATAGTAGGTTTGGTTATAATGTTTTAAAGGTTGCTTTAGTTTTATGTATTGTATGTTCTGTTGTCTTATGGTATAGGGCTACTAAAGAAATCAATCAAATCAATATTACTAATATTAAAAGAATAGTTGACCTTAATAATAATATAATTGAGGTAAACAATAGGTTAACTAAGTTATATGCTTACTTAGATGTTACTTATATTCCGGAACATAGTATTACTATTGATCCAACTATTGTAGCTAAAAATAGTAGGTGGTTAATTAAAAGTGAGGGCGGTGATTTTTTTACTGAAGAAACAGTTAATGAAACAATAGACGCAATCAACGCAATCGAGTGGGAGAAATAACAATGATAAAGGGTGTTACTAAAAAAATATTTGCTGCTTTTGGAAAAGCTATATCAAATGTAACTAAACAAAAAGATGTGGTAGCTGTTTATTGCTTTGCTTGTGAATTAACCGATGATGAGAATGAAATTGTTGTTTCTATGCGTTCTTGTGTCAATCCTAGCTTTAAGTACCATTGCCACAATGCTTTACAAGAATATTTAAAGATAAGAGCTCCTGAGGATTTTTAGTAAAAATATTTTATTCTATAACTTATTTATTATCAATATGTTATAGAAATCTTTAAAATTATTTTAAATTATTTTTAATATTCTCTTTGACAAACTTAATATTTATGATGTATCCACGTAAGTGGATAATAAGAAGGAAAATAAAAATGAATATTTACTTTGGTGAAAATGTAGCTATTTCAGATAATATAATAAAAACAAATAAAATTAAAATAAAACAAACTCTTGTCGAAAAACCATATTATTTATTATTTAAATATAGAAAAAAACTACTTGCAAGAAAAACAAAATATGAAACTTTACTTGAAGAAGAGTTAATATATAATAAAATATTATATTTACCACAAACTATAATACACCCATATATTGTAGATTTCTTATTACCAGATAAAAAAACAATAATTGAATTAGATGGGGAATATCATTCTAGTCAAGAAGCCGTTGCATATGATAACAGAAGAACAAATTATCTAGAACAATATGGATTTTCATTATTAAGATATAAAAACGACTTGACAATTTCTAATATGAATGATATAATAACAGACATTATTAATATAAAAAGTGATTATAATAATTTTAATTATACTACTCGTATTCTTAATTTAATAGAGTGTGGAAAAAAAACAAAAGCATTAGAGCTTGCTAATAGATTTATTACATTATAATTTGTTCTTTATCAATTATATATAAAGGTCGTTAAGCAATGATGGAATTAGTTCTATGTTTGGGGCTAGTTCCATATCTTGACATGATATGGTAAAGTTGACCGCTTTACTGTCAGGAATGATGTTATACTGTAACTCCCTAACCCGGAGAAGGTCCTACTACAAACATAGAGGTTATCATCAACCTCGTCTGCGATACGGACGCAAATGGGTATCAAAGAGGTTCTTACTAATGATAATGTTCTTATCTTAGTAACGGCTGATTAATGATGACTAGTATTATAAATGATTAAAATCCCATATAAGTATATGGATGATGGGTTCGGTGTCTTTAAAGTGTTCGCTACACGAACACAAATCGTTTTTAGATTGTTAAGTTAGTAATTGTTTTGATGTCAGTAAAATAAAACAATTAGTAAGTTAACAATCGCTGATAAGTAAAACTTATCAGCATTCAGTTCTTTAGTATTTTTTAAAAATCTCTATTTTTAAAGCTGCCTAGAAGTGTGTATGTATAGGAATTGATGTAAGAAATAAAAGAAAAGGATAAAAACCCTTGCCAGCAAGAAGCAAAAGAGATAATTCATTCAAGAGAAAATATTGGCATCACAGAAAAAGAAAACCTATCTATGTATCATTTGATTCTAAAGAAATCATTGATAAATGGGAAGAGTTGACTAAACTACTAAAAGAACGAACAATTGATTATAAGATGATGGTGTTGTGGTTTGATAACTTTCTTTATAAGGAATTGAGGAATGATGAACGAGTACGATCTACAAGTGCAGAAGCTGGTATCGCAATACAAAAAAGTTCCGAATATGGCGAGCAAGACAGATGCGGAACTAATGGTAATTGCGGAAAAAGCAATATCTAAGAGAAAAGCTAAAGAGTCTGCTCCTGACTTTGATTTTAAAGCAGTATTCAAAGACAAAGAGTATATTGATTTAGCTAACTCATTATTAAATAAATACTTAAGTGATTTTAATATAGAAACACAAGCTGACAGAAGTACGCTGATGCAGTTAATTCAGCTAGAAGTAATTCATAAAATGCTTTTTGAGAAGCTTGTAAGAACTGTAGATGGCACCTCTAAGGTGCAAAGTCAGAACCTTAAGTTGGTTCACGATAATATGGAGCAGCAACGCAAGCTCAAAACCGATTTAGGTGTTAGTGGATCACAAGAAGGTTCTGTCTATAATTATATTCAACAGTTGATTAAGCGGGGAACTGTTTGGGCTGAAACCCTGAACAAAGCTGATAGGACATTTTTCTGTCAACACTGTTCTCAGCCTAATCTTCTGTTGTTTAAAATAGATCAATACTTTCCAATTAAACACCCTTTCTTTCAGGGAAGATATATTACCAACCATAAACTTATCGAATTATATCTTGAGAAAAAATTAACAGAAAAAGATATTGCTGAAATATTTGATGTAGCTAAAATTGATTATATGAAGTGGATTATATCTAAGTTCTATACTAAAGAGCATTTAGATAAAATAAAAGAAACTCAAAGTAAGCATTATAATAGAAAGTTTTCTGATGGTAAAGAAGAGAATCCCGAAGAAGAAACTACTGAACCTAGTACGGAAGTATAAGAAAAAACTAAAGCTCGATAATTACGAGATTGATATAATTTTTTCGGATTCCCCTAGGCATATAGTAACTAATAAAATTGTAGCTGATAACTCAGCTAGGGCAGATGTTGTTAGGTCTGATAGTGATGAAAATGAGTTTACGATAGTTTTCTATGATTTTTCAAATATTGAATCAGATGTAATTCACGAACTGCTACATATTAGATTTTGGGATGTGTGTAAAAAATATAAATATAAGAAACTAAACAACTTAGAGCACGATTTCATAGAGGCGTTAATTCCTATTTGGTGTAATGTATGCTAAAAAAATTGAGTGAAGAAGAACAAATATTGTTTGAATGTCTTTGTATGTCTAGAAGTTTTGTTGAGATTATGTTTAGTAATCTTGATAATCTACTTGAGTTTGAAGATGAAAAATTTGCGTTCATTAGACCATATCAGGAAACGATGTTATCATATGAATACTCAGTTGCTACCGATCCAGAACTTTCAGATAAAGAAAACTTTTTAAGAAAGAAAGGTGCTGGTGATAGTTATGCTATTGCTAGTCGAAGAATTGGTAAATCATTAGTATTTCTAATATGTGATATGTTGCAATCAATTATGTTACTTGCTGGATGTGAAACAGCGTTTGGTTCATACGATGCAAACCATGTTAGAAAAATATTTTCAAGTATTATTCCGGTTGTTGAATATCATCCTTGTTATAAAGGTATAAAGAAAGTTTATAATCAAACCCCACAATACTTATATATAGGTAAGAATGGAATGAAAATTAGTGGGGTTAATGAGAATGCTATAAACCAAAGAAAAGCTGGTGAAAACTGGATTGGGCTTCATCCTATGAAAACATGGTATGAAGAAATCAGCAGATGGTGTTCTGTTGCACAAGAGAAGCAAACAGAAGCTGTATCAGAGCTTGGTGTTATTTTTAGAGGAAGTGGTATGGCTGATTGCACAAAGAATTCCCCGGCTGGTGAAATAGTTTCCGATAGAAGAAATAAAAACATTATTATTAATTATAGTCAGTTTGTTAATCCAACCTGGGATGAGTATACACGCAAAGAATCTTTAAAGAAATATAAAAGCGAGGCATCGTTTGGTTGGAAAGTATATGTTCTTGGTGAGTTAGTTGAAGATGGTTACTCGGCTTTAGATATGAAGCTTGTTAGTGAATGTTACAACGACACCACAGAAATAAAAAACATAGAAATAAACAAAACAACTTTTTCATATTATCAGGATTTGTTGATTGTTGATAAGCCAAAAGATGCAGAATGTACTTATATAGCTACCGATATATCAGATATTGGAACGACAGAAACCGTTATAATATTTGATACATTGTCTGGTTTAAAGTATAGGTATAACATAACTATGCTAGGGCTCACGGATGAGCAAATTTATTTAGTGTTAAAATTTCTTGGAGAGAAGCTTGGTGCCAATGTATTAGCATTGGATTGTGGTGAGGCAGCTGGGCGTGGAGTATCAAGGCGGTTATTAAAAGATTTCTCCGCTGAAAATATTTTTGAATATGCTGGTAATAAAAAAATAGTTGTTGAATTTGAAAGAACAAAAGATAACTATTTAAAATATGATACCGCTGGCAAAGCAATTGTTAAAGAAGAGTTTATGTCAGAATGGGCAGTTCAAATAATAAAAGAAATTTTTTATAATAAAAGAATAGACATACCAATTGATCATAAATTAGATGAGCAACTAAGCAAGCTTGTTTCTACTAAGTCGGGTAACAGAGTATTGTATGCTATAAGTGGTGAAGATCATTTATTTGATGCCTTTAAAGTTTTTTGTTGTGCGTGGTGGCAGAATCACTTATCAATAATATCACCGATTAAAAAGAAAAAGTTTTGCAAAACCGGAGTTACTACTGTAAATAGATAGATGGAGAATATATGACAGATCCACAAGCAAGAGGTTCCGCACTAAGCAGTCAATACTATAAGATGTTGATTGACCTTATGACATTTTCTGGTAAGGGTGCAATAAAAGTACCAACATCGTATCATCAACGAGTAAAAGAAGTTAAGAAACTTATCGAAGTTGATAATACAGGATTGGCTACCACTCTGACTAGTTTCCAAATAAATGCAGCTACAGTACCAATTAATATTGAAACCCAAAACAAACAACTAACAAAGATTCTTGATGCTTGGAGTCAAACTGTAAACTTTAAAATGAAGATGGTTGAAACTGGATTACAGGGTTTGATGGGGCAATATTATAAAGAAAGATGGCAGGGTTCTAGCTTTATAGTATTAAAGACAGTTTGGGAAAATGTTGGTGGATTTAATTTACCTGTTCAGATGTATCTATTAGACGGTGGTAGTATTTATAGTGTAAAAGAAAAGGGTGAACCAATTATTGTTGGTAATCCAAAATACGAAATAAGATATGGTTCAAAAGAAACAGATAAAGAACCAATAGTTGATAACAAAAATATAAAATATTTCTTTCAAAATCCTTTTGGAACATGGGGTGAGATATATCCATCACCTTATATTATTAATCGTGGTATTTATTATAATCAGCAGTTCTTAAATGAAATCAAAGAGAAGGGCGCAAGCGTAATTAAACGAGCGATTGAACATATCTTTGCTCTCAAAAAAGGTTTTAAAGAAGCCGTCCTTCAAGATAAAGATGCTAACATATATGATAAGACAGACTTAGAAAGAACCGATAAAGATTTAAGAGATGTTTTAGATTCTAGAAAATATACTGAAGATATGACAACATATACTTCCAATTTTGATACTGAAATGGAACACATTATTCCAGAGTATAAAAGGATATTGAATGCGGAAGTAATAGTTCCTGCTGAAAAAGGTTTATTATCTTCTCTTGGTTTTGTTGAAATGTATAGTATGCAAACGAGGAAAGAAGAAGTATTTAATCCAAAACCTTTTATGGCGGAAGCACAAGATGGTATTAATGATTTTGTTTCTTTAATAGGTGATGTTGTTTATACTATTATAGAAGAAAACAGAGCAACGCATCCAAAATATAGCAATGTTGAACCAATTAAAATAAATACTGGACCAATGACCACATTTATTGACAGCGAGGCTAAAAAGATTCTTAGAAGTATTTATGATCGAGGTGGTATTTCTAAAAGAACGCTTACTGAAATTGGTGCAGGTTGTGATTTTGATATTGAACTTAATCGTATCACACAAGAGAAAAAAGATGGCGTTGATAAGGTTATGTCACCTAATCCAATTCAGGTATCTGATACCCTTCTTCTTAGTGATAGGACAAGCACTACGGTTCAGAAAAAACAAAACGAGGAAGAAGATATTCCCGATGATAAACAAAGTATTGAAACCCGTAACTTTGAAGTTTCACAAAAAGAGAATGGTAAAATAAAAGAAGATTTAGTTACCGCACCATATGATGATATATCTGAGTTACCCGATACAGTAAAGGTTCTTCCTGATAAAGCAAAAAAAATGTGGATGGAAGTATTTAACTCTGTATATAAAAATAAAAAAGATGAAACTATAGCTATTAAGTCTGCTTGGTCTACAGTTAAGAAATATTTTAAGAAAAATAAAGATGGTTCTTGGGTTCAAAAAGAAAAAGCAAACTTAGATACAGTTGATTTTAATGAGCTATTAGATGTTCAAAAACTCACTATGCTTTCTAAACAAAACAAACTTTTAGATAAGATTTTGAAAGAGAACGAAAATGAAACTATTTAGTGATGTAGGTCTTAAAAAAGAAATTACCATTCTTGATTTTGGTATAGTTGATGCCGGAGAAAGTAAAACAGTATCATATTATTTATATAACGATACTGGAACTAAGATAGTTGATCTTAATTTAAAAGTTAATAATGGGGAAGTTTACATTGCTGATTATCCTAAAGATTTAGAGAAGAACGCTGTTGCTGAAATTAAACTAACATGGAAATCTTCTTTAAATATTAAAGCCGGGTTAAAAGCAACTCTAGATATAAAAGCTGCTGAACTGTGGAGTTAATAGCATATGAGTAAGTTAGTTAACGAAGGTGAGAATAGAATATCAAATATTTTATTTGGTGCTCAAGCTGTTGATGATGTGTTATATCTTGGTTTATTTTTAGATAATGAGGAGCCTGGTGAAACAGCGGGGCTTGCTGGCTTAACCGAACCAACAGGTAATGGTTATGAACGAGTTACCCTCAATCGTGGTTCTTGGGTAGTTACCGGAGATACAAGTGTTTATGCTGAACAAACTTTTACAGCATCTGGTGGTAATTGGGGAAATGTATATGGATATTTTATAGGAACATCCGAGGATAATTCGGGTAAATTATTATTTGTAGAATTATTTTCAGATGGACCATATAATGTTTTTAGTGGTGACAGTATTAAAATAACTCCAACAATTATACTAGCATGACGGTAAATATAATATATGAAAAAACTTTTACTTATACTTGGTTTACTAACTTCTATAGCTACTTGTGTATTTGCTGATGATTGGAAAGAAGATCCCAACTCCCCCTCTTATACAGAAAATACATATACAACTAATGCTAATTTGTTTATCGCTCCATACGCATCACCTCGTTATGATTTGACACTTAATAGAAACCTTGTGATTCTTGATTCGATATTAGGCGATGTTGAGTATAACGCTGATTTGACGGACGATGTTACAAAATGGGTTGATGTTACATATCCGAATCTTGATACTGATGGGACGGACGATTTACTAAACAATGCAGACGATACAACGAGTGGTTCTTTATGGGCGGTGAATTATTACGCATCGGGTGATGTGGTTGTAACGGATGATATTTTCGCTGACCAAATAACTGCACAAGCAGGGAATGGTAGTATTATTGCTCTACCAGCCGCAGGGGCAATAATTGTTAAAGATGATGTCGGAACTGGTGGGTATATAAG